CAGTGATTCCTGAGATGGTACTGTTGCTGATGACTAAAGCACTCGCTAAACCAGTCATTCCCAGCGATAATAAAATTACTAGAAGTCTTTTCATCATGTCATATCCTCTCCAGTTTGGTCTATCGTTAAAATCACTGCTCCTTGTTGCTGGTCTAAGGCTAGCCTGTGGTATTTTCCGGTGGCGACGCAGAACAGAAGTGGTTGCTTGCCTTCCTTGAACCATATCTCTCCCATGTCCGTCTTCATCTTCTGGTAGGTGGAGTCCGCTCTATCTACCGTGTCATACTGAATCCCCGGTTCTACCGTAGGTGAGGTCGGGTCGACAGCCACATTTCGCATGGTGACATCCCAGTGAGCCATCAATGCCGCCTTGCCACCCGAGGGAGTCATCCACAAGGCACAATACATATTACTTGACGCAGCATCCCCGAGTGCCGCCTTGAGTGAGTCGGATGTCAGGTCGACACGCCAGCAAACCTTGCCTCCCAGAAAGTCACTTTCCGTCCAGTCTGCCGCCACAAAGTCGGCATTTGAGCTGACCACGAGTTCCGCGTGTGCCTGCGTGTAGACATTGTCAATACCAAACATCCACGTCGCTCCAGCTGGGGGTGCAAAGTAGGTGGTAGCATCGCTGAGCATCAGGTGACAGTTGAACTGAATCTGCGTCCCACGCCTGAGTTCCATAATAGGCGGTGCGAAAAAAGCTGCCCCATTCTTAGAGACATACTTAAACTGCTCCACATTCACATACATCTCTATGATCGCTCTTGCGTTGCTCATGTTGTTCCTTTAAGCGGGGTCAACCGCAACATTTTTCATCGTTAAATCCCAGTGGCACAATAAAGTGTATAGTCCGCCTGTCGGCAGGAAGTACAGTCCCGCAAACATCGTCTTGCTCGCCAATGCTCCCAGCGAGTCTTTCAATGGCTGAACATCCAGGTCAACCCGCCAGCACACCTTCCCGTTGTCAAAGTCTGCGCTTGCCCAGTCTCCCGATATGAACTGGTCGTTGGCACTGGTAACGAGTTCGGCGTGGTCGCTTGTGTACTGGTCGTCAATGCCGAACAGCCACGTGCATCCGGTGGGCGGCTTGAAGTAGGTAGTTGCGTCAGCCATGAGCAGGTGGCATCGGAACAGACACTGAGTGGAGCGATACAGGGTCATCGGAAAGGGATCGGTGAATGCTGTCCCGCTCAGTTCCTTGTAAGCAAACTGCTCGGTGTTCACGTACATGTCAATATAGTTTCTGATGTCGCTCATTTGTTACCAGTATTTGTTTGCGCAGTATTTGAAATCAAAATCAAGAATCATTAAAACTTCTTTTTCTATGAAACCTCTCGCCTTGGTTGAATCGATAAACGTCGGTTCATCACACCATTCCGGTATTTTCCCCTCAGTGGACTCGCCGTTTATCCAGGCCGACTGCAAATTTGTCGACCATGTCGCCGGCGTATCTCCGGATTCGATGATACGATATTGATTTTTGGCCAATGGCAGACCGTTAGCATCATACGCGGGATCTGTGCCGCTTGGAAAATTTGAAGATAAAATAAAAAGACTGTATTGCCCCGTTAGGTTCGTAGTCAATTTAACGCCCCATTGATATTTAGCGCGAGTATTGCCGATTACTGCTTTAAAACTGGGATGGTTACTCGGGAGATATATCGAACCGACCGTGTAGGCTTTTAATTTTTTATCCAAATATCCATAAAATATACTGTACTGTCCAGCTTCTAAAGTCTCTGTGCTATTGGTAAGGTATTGGCTTACCGCGTTTTGCTTTGCCTCTTCCCAACTGCTGGTTGAGAAACCTTCAGCGCCGCGAAAATAAACGATCCGCTCAGGCGTCCCGGGACACTTATTTGATCTTAATTCTGTCAAAACTTTATATCTTTCTTCCAAAATAACCCGCCAAACTTGTTGGCGGCGGACACCAAGCCATCCCTCTTCCTCGAGCCACATGCCTTCCGCGGACGGATACAAATTCCCAGCGAAAGGGGGCCATTGAGACCATACATTACCGTAAGGGTATTTTTCAAATTCCGTCCCGCCGCCAAGTTCATACCAAAGCCAATACACATCGCTCCAAGTCCAATATGACCCCTCACCCCGCTGGAAATGAGGATGATTGGTTTGAACATAGACTCGACTCGCGTTGAAAAAAACATTGGTATAATTAAATCTTAATCGCAAATCTGAAATCTGCACATATTGTGTTGACGTGTACCAATAAGACGTGGCTACATAGGGGACAGAGTCTTTCAAAGAAACGGCATAATTTACGGTTTGGGAATATGGACTAAGATAGGCTTGCACATTCGTAGCGTGGTTTGTGGATCGTAAATATGTATAGTAATGATAACTCGTGCCTCCAACAATATAATTGTTGGTTTGAATGTATCCTGCATAGGTCAAGCCAGAAACGTCCTGCGTATAGCATACAGGATAACGGGTGAACACACTGGTTGAACCTGGGACGGCCGTGAATAAATAAGGGAGACCATTGCTTAAAACACCTCCAATGTTTAAATGCGTGAATAGATTCGACCGCGTTGCCCAAAATGCAGGATTGGTCATCCCATCGTAAATTGTAGAGCTATCATAATACTGCTCAAGCATACCGCCTAAATTATCATCAAAGGGGACGTGCGGGCCCCAAGGGAAATATGATTGTCGCAAAAACGGGGTAAAGTTTAAAAGATACCCTATGGCATTTGTTTCAGTGATCGAATTTGTAATTACTGTCGCCCCGTTCGTAGCGTATATAAGTTCCGTTAACGTCTCGCTCTGGCTATAAGGGGTGACCTGGTATGTATTGGATCCGGATTGAGTTGCAAGACCGCGTTCGTGCAGTCCTAAAAGCAAACTGATTATATCCTCTTTGTAAATCGCTTTCTCCGGTGATGCTTTAAATATCGTATGATTCGTAAAGTCCAATTCCATGTCAGCAGGGCACACCCATCCATAATCAAGCTGTTTCCAATACGCATCGTTCGTTATTCCAGCGATGGAAGAATGGGCCAGAAACAGAAGAATGTTTATTGTAATTATTTTCCGCATTAGTAATTTCCAAAGATATAAATGTTTCCCAGATGCCCGATTTTCTCTATACTTGCCACGCCATCGATGAACCGGAATTGATGCAACCAGACCCGAAACATAATATCATCCGAAACTGGACGATCCGTGCTTGGTCCTTGAATAATCGCGGCGCTCTCTAGGACGTGTTCCACCCAAATATATTGATGGTCAGCCGTGATCGTTACATCTTTTTGCGCAATGATTATCGGTACCTGTTTTTTCGGATGAACCTCTCCGGACATTACCGTCACCACCGCCCCGCTAATCGAGAACCCGAATGCCCAGTCGGAGTAGGACATGGTTGATGAACTTGCGCCTGTCCTTGAATACAGCATGTAGTTCGGGTCGCCCTTCGTCAGGTTGAAGTGCTGGTCGGTGGTCATGTTAGCCACCCGCTCCAGCCAAACCTGCATGTCGTTGAAAGTCTTCAGGTCAACGACCTTGTCCGTAGATTTTGCTCGTCTGAACTTTATCATTATTCTGCCTCTGGAGTAGCAAGTAGTGCGTTCAAATCTGCTGTGTTATACATATACAGTTTTGTGGCCCCATCTAGTATGTAGGGTTTGTCGTATTTACCTGTTTTATCATTAAAAATATAATTCCAACCGTAATAGGAACCACCTTCCTTCATGCTTTTCACAGAAAAACTATAATTGACTTTCCATCGCCGAAGCCCCTTGTTATTCCTGTATTCCTCGTAGTCCACCCCGTTAAACATCACGCGTTCAGCAGGATAATTATTATTTGCTACAGTAAAAGTTCCACTGTTAATTTTACCAGAATATTGCGCCCATGTAGTTAATAACAGGTTGGCTAGTCTTTTTGTTACCTTAAATGACCCAGTAATCATTATCTTGTTAAGTTGTTGCTGCATGGGAAGATCATCGACAGTCCATTTCCACGTTGCAGCTGTCTTGGTATCAATAGAGACTGCCTCCCCACCGATTGAGCCAGTAATAGGAGAGAAGTTTGGGTCAACCGATGCACCATCTTTGTCGTTTGCACCGTCGCTTGCGCCTGGAGTTGTCGTGTACTGAATGGTGTAGAGGTATTGTCCCGGCTTGTTACCAAACAGCACCTTGCGGATCTCGGTAACAAAGCAGTTTTTATAAACGTCATCTGTTGGGTCAAGCGAGTCCCCTATATCGGGGAGGTCGTCGTCTGCCGTCAAGTCAGCATCATGGAAAACTCGTGTGGCAGTTATCCCATCCACGCGTCTGATGACCTCATACCCCTCGGTTTTTTCTTTGTAATGCCCAGCTGTTGCCATTTATTCCCCTACCGTATCTGCGTTTCCGTATATTCCTCGCATAAGACCAACCCCAATGTTTTGTTTGCCCACAATCTGTCCGAGGTAAGCAGTGGCCTGTTCCTGGGCATTGAGTTGTTTCTGGGCAAGGTCGATCTTCTTGTCCTCAGCTCGTTTCTTCACCGCGTCCTCCTGCATCTTTTTCCAGATGTCAGCCAGAGAGATAATCGAGACGCTGGCTTTATCGGCCATGCCGCCGCCTGTGCCAGCACCTTTTGCCCCAGTAGGATATCCTGGTTTTCTCATTATTCCTAGACTCTGCGAAGTAGATTCGTTGCGGCGGTTGTATTCGTTTGTTATGGCGTCTAGTTTGTCCGTAAATCCTTTGAAAGATATATTTTCAATAACCAGTCCCCAAGAACTAGCAATCATATTCATGCGTTCTAACGCCACTTCTTCCATCCCAGCAAATAATCCCTTCCATTCTGGTAGCATCCCTTTTCCAATTTTCCCAGGATTTTGTATCATCTCCCACAATCTGGCCAAAGTCTCTCCGAGCCAGTTAGTCAGATTTTTCCACGCAGTATAAATCAACTGTGCCCCCATAGCAAATGGTTGCCAGATTGTTTGGCCAATTGCATTCACCAATGCACTTATATTATTAAACCATGTTTTGACAAGAAGCCAAAGTGTTTGGAATGTTGCTGAAAATCTAGCGTACATAAATCGGACTCCCCCCACAAGAGAGTCTATCCACAATTGAAATTGACCTCCGGCCACCAAGGCGTCTACAGAATCTTTCAGTGCCCATATCTTATCTGTAACACCCTGCAAGACTTCTTTGAACGCGCCTGAACCGACCAGACCCTGCCCGATAGACTCAAACACTTCTCCAATAGATTTCCGCATCTGACCGAATGCACCAGAGATGGTATCAATCTCGCCGCGAGCCATTCCTATGCCAGCAGCGCCAATCTTCATTACCATTGCCCATTTTTCAGTTTGAGTGGTAGCCTGTTTAAGTTGCGGAAAATACCGCTGAAGCATCATGGTGTTGCCCATGCCCGCCCGCGTGACCATGTTCATTGCCGAACCCAAATCTATACCCATCCGCGCTGCCAATCCGGTCGCCGCCAGAATAGCCTCTTCCATCTTCTTGGTAGACAATCCACGGGCAAGAGCGGAAGCCGCCGCAGACTTTACAGCCTCATCGTCCCACTTAGTCACTCGTGAAATCTTATCGGCAAGTTTCTCATACTTTGGCATCAACGTTTCGACATTCCCGCCAGCCATTGCAATCGCCCCTGATAGTTTCTTGGTAACGACCTCGGCTTCCACAAACGACTTTATAGAATATACCATCGCACCACCAATCGCTGCCGGGATAGCGACCATCGCCCCAACCATACCCTTGGCAAGTACAGACCCCGCCCCGCCAACAAAAGATGACACCATCGCCTGTGCCCGCAATAAACCTCCCTGAAGAGCAGAAGTTTCTGCGAGAATATTAACATAAGCGTCACCCAATGCCATGCCTGAAAGTCCACTGGCCATTATATAACCTCCCTCAAGTCAAACTTGGTCTTGCCTGTCTTTGCCCGCAATATCTGGAGCCGCTGCTCGATGGCAATCGTCCCGTCCACTTCTTTGTCCCCTTCGCTGACCTTGCCACCCATCATCTCAATCTGTTCCTTCCGTCTTCGGTTCACTGCCCCCAGTACTGCTCGCATCTGGGGTATTGTCAACCCACCCACCTGCTCGAACGTCCACCCCGTATAAAGCACGAGGTCTCCCAGCAGGGTTTCCCAGTCTACACTTTTGGGCCAATGTCCGCGCCGCCCTCCACCTTCACACCTGCTGTGCCTGTCAACTGCTCAACCAATCCACGCACCGCAATCTGGTCGGAAGGTTCGGTCATCAGCGAGATGATCTCCGGTAAGACATCCAACTTGTCCTCAACCAGATGGGTCAATGACAATATCAGCGCCACCCCCTTGATTGAGTTCATCTTCTCGCGCACGAGGGCGGCCGAGTTCTCCGCCGACAGCGGATGAGATGCCTCGTGGGACAGGTAGGCAATCTTGTCCTCGCCAGTCATCCCCTTGGCCAGCTCGTGGACCTGTATTGTCCAATCGCTCTTTACTTCCGCTTCAAACCGGCCAAACAATTCTGCCAAGGTCAATTGTCGAAACTTGTGCTGTTTGCCTGCCAACGTGGCCAAAATAGGCTGGCCTGTAAGTGCCGATACAGTTTCCATATAATCCTCCTTATTTATACCTCTAAAATACCGTCTAGATTAGCCCAGGACGTGTCGAAACACATCGCCCCGGCCCTTTTGTTATCCTACCGTTATGGACCCTGTGAAGGCGAAGGAAACGTCGTACGTGACCTTGCCGTCCACTGGGACGTTCACATCAACTTTATCCACAAACACCGAGCCAGAAAACACCGGACCCGCTCCTGTGTCTAAAGTGCCTGCCGCCAAACCTCTCGACGGGATCGCTGTGCCCTGGCAGGTAGCCGAACCTTCCATGCCGATCAAACCAGGAATGTACTCTTTCCACCCACCAGATCCCATGTTGGTCGCATCTAGTTTGTCAGTGGTGATTGCCGCTTTCCACTGAGTCACTTCACTCACCCCGGCCGGACCAGTAAACGATCCTGAATAACCGGCAATTGCCGTTGTAGCTGCCATAATACTCTCCTTGTTATGTTATTGAAACACTGCCCGAAAACGCAAACGAGACGTCATACGTGACTTTACCGTCAACAGGAACACCAACATCCACCTTGTCAACAATGATCGAGCCAGTAATGGTTGCACCACCCGTAGACTTGGTCTTCAGTGTACAGGCGGCCAATGTGCCTCGCGCCGGGATGACCGTCCCCTGTGTGGTGCAGGAGCCTTCCGCCCCGCTCAGTCCGCCAACGAACTCCTTGTACTGGGCAGAACCCATGTTGGTGGCGTCGAGTTTGTCCTGTGACACAGACAGTTTCCACTGGGTCACTTCCGTGAACCCTGTCGGTCCTGTTATTGATCCACTGAACCCGGATATTGCAGTTGTCGCGGCCATGATACACCTCCTGTTTGTTTAACTATCGTCCCAATAAATACCTTGTTTCGATCACGTAAGAATATCCTGTGCTGTCCGGGTCGCGGATCAGCCGGACATTGTTGCACTTTGCCATCAGACAAGTGATCCCCGTCATGCCTGTTAAAATAGTGTCATGATAAAGGGATCGCACTGCCTGTCCTGCTGTTACCACAAGTGAGTCTGTCCCTGATCCTATATTGTTCACGCTGAACTGGACCACGGCTTCTATCGTCCCGACCGTGCTATTCATCACAAATTCTTCAACGGCAGACACCCCAGTCAGCACGATAAATGTCGCACTGGCGTTCTGCGGTGCCTCGTCAAGCCACATCCCGCCTGGCGTGGCCGCCTTCAGTGTGGCCCCGTCAGCGGCGTTGTAAAGAGATACGATCGCTTTGAGTAACTCGTCCATTTTCAATTCCCTGAAATTATCCTGAACAGCGTCGCCTTGCACCGGGCCAGTGCTGGCCTCAAATACGGACGTGCCGCCATCTTATTTGTCCCATACTCCAGACATAAAGCATAACTCCCTTTTCCACCGCCTTGTGGCTTCAATGCGCTCCCGACCAGTCGAACCAATTTCGAGGGGGCATTCCAAGTGATACTCCTTCGCAGCATACCCGTCTGCACAAACGGCGGGTCTCCTGGAGCAGAGTGTTGTCCTTGCCGAAAATTCTTTTCCTTCTGTCGGTGTTGATCTCTTCCAACCCGAACTCCACCCTCAGGATAAGCCGACGGGCTTCCAAAACTCTTAACCACATCGTTGACCAGATAGATCGCCGCCTTGTCCATGTTCTCCTGGACCCGTGCCTCGACCTGATTCATGACCGCCTGCGCCCGCCATACAAGTTTGCCTACAATGTTCATATTTATGCCAATCGTTTTACCATGATTTCGGAGTGATGCTCCACCAGCGCCCCCTCCGGCGTGTCAAATCCAGTCACCAAATACGTGACCCCACTAATGACCACCTCGTGCTGGGTGCTCAGGGTCATGTCCGCCTCACAGAATACCCGGTGAGAGGACTCGATGCCCTCCCGCAACAGTACTGCCCGCTCATCCATTGACAACTGCTGGAGGCGGCACGGTCTCTGGCTGTAGATGGTGGACCGCACCGGCGTCTGCCCGCCGTAGGGGCTGACGGACATACTCGACAGGATGATGCTGCACTCATTGTTCAGGAGGCCAGTGAACATTTTAAGTCCTCCTGTATCTTGGCCAGCGTCGGGATCACGTGATCTTTCATAACATTCTCGATCTGGTAGTCGGCTGATCGCTCAACCATCTCGTCCCGCCACGCTGGGTAAAGTGGATCATCCTTGTGGACGTACACATATTCCAGTTTGCTCACCACATCATCTACATCCACCTCGAATTGAAACCCACCCGGCACCAATGGCCGTTTGACTCCCTTAGTGATCTTCAATCCAAACCCAATCTCTCCCGCCCCCGCGAAGTCCGGCACGATAGTCGGGCACCCGCACGCCTGCGCGTCCATGATCGGCAGGCCGAACCCCTCGCCCACGCAACAGTTTAGGTGGACGTCGCTAACATTGTACATCAAGTTCAAGTAATCATTTCCAATCTGGCCGGTGTTGTAAGCGTACTGGTTGACGATCACCGCCGACTTGTTCTCAATCCCATACAATTCCATCAAGGAAGGAAGGTCTTCCCCATCACCCCACAAGCCTGTGACTTCTGTATGCAAATACAAGAGAGCGTCTGGATGGATGGAACTGAACTTTTTCCACGCCTCAAAAATCACCGGGAAGTTTTTGCGCTTCCCGCTATTGGCGGACACCACGTTGACCAGGAACTTGCCTGTCAAATCCTTCTTGAGAATGTCACTGAACTGCTTCCGCAGTATGTCCCGACCAATCGGGCTCTTGTACATCACTGCCGGATCGAACGCACACGGCACGTAGAGCGGGTCGGCGATTCCTGCCACCTTAATAACTTTCTGTCCGAACCGAGTAGGGGCAATTACCCACCTGCATTCCTTCAACGGGGCGACGTTGCGCTTCATTAACGGGTCGCTGTCAGCCGGAACCCATGCCGCCCAGTTGGCCCTCTTGACCTCCTCGGTGCGGAGCACAAAAGCGTCCAGCCACGACCATATAATATCTGCGCCCCAGTGTTGGGCGTGTTCGACCACGATATCTGTCCCATAATTTCCGATGTGGTTGCTGTGCGGGAACATCTTAATCCCGTTCCACAACTGCACACTGGAGAACAGGCCGGTGGAGCAACTGATCGCCACATCGTGACCAGCTGCCTTCAGAGCAGGTGTCCACAGGGCGGTCTGTGTCCCGTAGCCGGAGCCGATGAGCGGCGAAACTGAATGCCACAAAATGCGCATTAACTATTCCTTTTTTTATTTTGCTTACGTTTAATCCATGCAAGACGATAATGTTCTCTTTGTATTGGAGTGCGGATCTTATTCCTATTAGGACTAACCCAACCGCTTGCTTTTCTTTTTATCCAGGCTTCTTTTAGTCGCAAAACTGTTATAGGAGGACGATGTTCTCCTTTTGACGCTCCCGGATGTCCCATCAATGTTTTACTGATCTTGTCGCCCCACGTACACCGCCACCCCTTCTTCCCTTCTTTCATTCGTGCGCGTGCTTCAAGAGTATGGTGTCTTCCTGTTATGGCTTTTCTTTGTTTTTCGATTTGTTCAGGAGTATGTTTACGACCGGTTAATGCCTTACTAATTTTTCTGCAAGAGGCCTTTGTGAGAATGCCGCCATCCCCACCATCCGTTCCATTTGTCAATTTAACTCCACCATCTCGAAAACGTTTAATCCAGGAAATCTCTTCCTTACTTCCATTTCCTTCATAAATACCAAGTAACGTAATTGTCGGAAGCAAACCTTTGTTCAACATCGAACGGATCCAACGATCTTTGTATGTATTGCCTCCTCTATTAGCACCGTCAAGATGTCCTTGCATTCGTTCTTCTAACGACTTGACAGTCTTTCCCACATACCGGACAAACCTGTTTTCCCCACGCAAAGCATATATCTTAGTTCTCATATCATGATCCGTTTGTAAAGGTCGAGGTCTTTCTTCCGATTATTGATTGCCGATAGCACTGCCCCTTTATCCTGCGCGGACAGGCTGTACGAATAATTCCCAATACTCTCACTCTGCAAATTGCTATTGTACTTTGTGCTTGACAAAACATCTTGCAAAATCTGATGGACGAGCAACGCTAATCCAGGAGGTAACGTCCCGTCGCTAGCTGGAGTCTCGCCTGCCGCATCGCTCGGCAAGGTATATCCAGCCTTGTAATAAACTAAAATGTTTGCCGACCCTAACGGGAACCCTGGACCGATTCCTGTGGTAGCATCGAACCCTTCAACTATCGATCCGCCGCCAAACCCCACCGGGCCGTTGCCGCTGTCGAGCAATTCGATCATATCTTCGGATATTATCTTGATCGGAAATGGATTGTCCGGAAGTATAAGATCAGCAGTGTCTGGATCAACAGCACTCGCAGCATAGATTGGACGAAGCATACTGGTTGGTTCAGTTTCATAATCGGCACTGTTCAGAGTCACCGACCAACCGGACACCGCCTCGATGGCAGTCTTCAGAGTTGACAATATCTTGCTCGTCCCCACGGGCAGGTCGGTTGTCTTCACTACCCCGGCTGTGGAGATCTCGGTGAGCGACAGGTTCGTCCCGTCAAACGAGACGCTGGCCCTGCTCACGGTGGCTGATGTGTTCTCGATGTACCCGGCAGTCTCTGTGCCAAGGAACACGTTGTACAGGGACAGGATCGGCCACTGCTCCAGCCGCAGGATCGGACTGCCCGTCCCGTCCACCCAGCTGAGGTAGGTGGTCACGACCAAATCCCGCTTCAAGTACTTCGCGATCTGGTCGGATATCTGTGGGATGAGGGCAAGAATCAAAGCATCCTGCGAAGTCCCCGTCATGCCCACGAACTGCTTAAACCGAGTTAGAGTCGTTAATTCCATAACATCCTACCCCTTTACGCACGCAAGACACGTCCTGGTTCGTCCTACAACGCGTCGAAACGCCTCAGCCATAGCCTTTACAGCCCCCGGCCCTTGCAACCCGTCCTGGAGTGTTTTCGCCGCTGGCGGACCGGCAACCATCTTGTTGGCCTGTGGCTTGGTAATCACTGCTCAATCCTCACGGTGACAGGCTTGGCCGGGTTGAGTTTCACCCGGTTCATCTTGTACCCGTCGTTGTAAAAAAGCATCCCACGCAACACCCGGATCGCCACGACTGCCGGACGCTTGCTAACCGTCACGGTGACATCCACAGGTTCTACTTCCATCGGGCAAGCCTTATTCTCGGCCGGCAAAGCCGTTTCCTGTTCTTCTGATTTTCCATCCTGTTCTTCGACCCGTTCAATTTCTCGTTTTATCTCTCGCTTTGCCATAACCATTCTCCTTATTTTACGTACAGAATAACTGACCCTGTCCTGTTGCTACCCGCGACCGTTACCCCGAGCGTGAGCAGATCGTTGACCACATATGGCACCACATTGGTCGTGACACTATCGGTGATCTTGATCCCCGGCACCACGCTGGACACCGCGCTCGTGGACACGCCCGCGCCCAGCCCCGCCAGCACATCCACGCCGGACGAATCCTTGAGCGTCAGGCTGTAAGTCGCGCCGGTGGAAGTCCCATCAAGCACCACCCGCGCCAACTCGCCCCGAACATAGAACGTAGTCGCCTGACTCACAATCCCATTGGTTGATGCCGTCCAAGCAAGGGTATATTTTGACGGATTGCCTTGCGTAGCCTTAGTCTCGGTAATTGTTCCTTCAGCGAGGACGAGACCTGCCAGCCCCGCAATCACAAAGCATAAAATCTTTTGCATGAATCTCCTTCCTCGCTGGGGCTGTGGCCGGATTGCCGACAGCCCCGTTGAGTTTCAAGTTACGGACTCGTGACGGCTATCGTCACGTTTGTCACCGCGTTCACCGCTTCAACTGTGGGCGTCACCGTCACCGCTACAACCCCATTCGTCGCTACTTCTGAACACGTCGCTGTAGCATTGGTCGGGTAGTCCAACAGCGCCGAACAAGTCGCTATAGCATTGGTCGGATAATCCAACAGTGCCGAACAGGCCGCCGTCGCGTTCGTAGCGAAGGCAGGCAACACCGAACATGCTGCTGTAGCATTGGTCGGATAGTCAAGCAACGCCGAACAAGTCGCAGTAACTCCAGTGACAAAAGCCAGCGATTCGCCAGCCGCATTGGTAATAGCCGCGCCTGTACTGTCGTAGCCAACAGCCGTTGTGAGCGTTACTGTAATCGTCGGGGTCTGCGCACCGGGCCGCTGGGCCGTGATCGTAATAGTGGGCGTCACCGGAGACGGAGCCAACGGAGTCACTGTGATGGTCGGCGTTTGAGCACCGGGCCGCTGAGCCGTTACGGTAATGGTCGGCGTTTGAGCACCGGGCCGCTGAGCCGTTACGGTAATGGTCGGGGCCGCCAACACATTTGCTCCTACCGCAGTCGCAGCAGTCATGCTCGGACTGGCCTGCCGCGTTACGGTCGGAGTTGCTATGATAGCACCGCTTTGTAGCGTGACGTTTTTCAATCCATTGGTCGTCATCTCCAGGTTGGTAACACCTGTAGAGGGTGCTACAAAGATCAGGTTGCCTTGACCGCTGGGACCGGAGTACTTCATCTCCACGTTCGCAGCGAACAGAGGCAAAGCGATCCCGGCAAGCATCGCCGTGATAATCATTGCTTTCTTCATCTTATCAATCCTCCAAGTCCTGTCGGGGTGGGCCAGGTTCAGTCCCAGCCCACCCGTCAAGGTTGTTTTCGTTTAGTACCCCGTCGGCATATTCTCAGCACCGCGAGCATACCGAGGCTCATACAGTTCATAGATGACCGTATGGGTCGAGGTAGCCGTGGTGACTGCCGACTGGTCTAGTCGGATGTACTGGTTCTCGCTCTTGAACGTATCCGTGTCCAGCATGTCGGCCCGGACCTCGAATATGTACATGGCAGTCTTGTTCCGAACGGCTCCGGTGCAGGAGGTGGCCTCAACGCGGGTCAAGGTGTCACCGGCCAGCACGTCTTCGTTCTTCCAGTACTCGCTGTACGCCAGCGCGGTGGCACAGGACGCCGTAGTGCCCTGCTTCAGGGTCACGGCACCAGCCACAACTGCCGCATCGCTCGTCGCCACGAGCAGGATGATCCGGCACTTGGCGTAGTTACGCATGTTCACTCCGTTGCCGGAGGTCTGCAAGGGAGAAGTCCCCAGTGCATCCTTGATGACGATCTTCGTGTTTTCCACTAATCTGCTCATTGCCTGTCTCCTTATAATTTCGGCTTCCCATTGGATCTACCGCGCCTAATTGCGCCGTCCATCCCAGGCTCGCCTACTTTTATTTTTACTGTTATCAACTTACGCGGTCGCCTTGAACTCGATCACCGGGCTCAAGGTCGAGCCGTAGGCGGGAGTCGTGGCAACTGCGGACTCGTTCTGGCCGTCGATGTACTTGGTCATGCGGAAGGCCGTCTGGCCAAGGTCGAACTTCAGGTGGATGCTCTGCGCGATTTCCGGGCCACTCTGATCGTCGGCGATCGTGTAGTCCGAGAAGTCAGTCAGAAGCACGCAACCTGCGGTACCCAACGCCGGAACCTTTTCGGTCCAAACAATCGGATATCCCCACAGAGACTGGCCAGGGGCGCCGATGACGCTGTTGGTAAACACCGCCGAGGAACCCGTGCCACTCTGTATGTTGAACAGGGGCAGCTGCGGGAACACCGTTTGATTCATAACCCAGCACACTGAGCTGGCTTTCTTGAATTTCAGCCGGGCAAACATCGCCGTGCTATTCTCAAGCACGAACGTGGAAGCATCTTGAGCCGTCTCAAACGCTATCTGGATCTTGCCGGGAGCGTTGCGAATGCCGAGCGGCTGAGAGCCACCAGGTCCGCCAAGGAAACACAGGTCTTCCTTGAATCCCACAGCCTCACCAAACTTCGGGATCAGCCAAGAGCCAAGACTGACCGGACTCCACTTGATCCACTCTTCCGAAGCGTAACCCATAGCCGTCATCTTCTTGAGCTTGAACTCCAGCATTTCCAACTTGGGCTTGCTGGCGGTGCCTTCGGCGTTCTCGTCGTCGAAGTATATCTTGATGCCGCCGTAGACCGTGCCCGTGCTGTGGTCCGTGTCCCGCAGGTACGGGATGCGGAGCAGTTGGGTGGCCATGGTGACCTTATTAGCTCTCGGACGTACGATGGACGCTTCCAAGGCGGACGCCTGGATCATCGCGCTGGCCGCACTGAAGATCAGGTAGCCGCCGGACTCGTCCCCGCCCACGATCATCCCGTCGCCAGCCGCCTTCGTGACCAGCTTCTCGGAACGCTCACGGCACTTCATCAGCACCTCGGACTCGCGTCCGCCACGGGCCGCCTTCTGCACGTCGACCGCGAACCGGCCAAAGGCAAATGCGACTTCGTTCTTGGACAGGTCCTTCTGGGACTTCACGTTGTCTGGCAGGTAGCCGAACGTCGGGTCGTCGTCGGAACGATCCTTGACGCTGATATGGATCATCTTGCTGGTGTCGCTCGCCATCTCCTTGAGCTTGACTTCGACGGCATTGACCGCAGCATCCGTCGCTTTAGCAATCATGGATTTTTGGACTGCCAAAAAAGACTTCTCCTCCTCTTTGTAGTCCTCCGCGATCTTTCCGTCCATCAGCTCAGCGTAGGTCTCCTCGTCCACTTCCAAGACGGAATCGGCAGCGTGGCCTTTCCAGTCTTTGAGTAACTTTACTTTCTTTTTCATTGTCTCTTTTCCTTCTTCTTTTGAGTCGCATTTTCCACGACTCGGTTTCTTGCTGCGTTTGACCCGGCCTCCTCGCCCCCTGCGTCATGCGTCGGGGATTGAAAATCCATTGGTCATTTGTTACATCGTTAAAGTATTTTTCCAGTTCTCCTGCTAAGAGCACGCTCCACTGCGTCCCCCACCTGGGCGGCGATCATGTCTCCCGTCGGCGGAGCAAACAGTATCTTGACACTGGGCGCGGGGCGGATGAGTTTGATTTCAGGTTTGTGTTCCTTCTTCTCTTCTCCCACTTCCTTCCTCGCCATCGCCGCCCCGCACTTCGCGCACTTGACCTTGGTGCAGGGCTTGCCCGCCTCGTGCTTCTGCTCGTGGCCGCACTCCGGACACTTGCACACGCCGCCCGGGCCGGCACTGTAAGGCCCGCCCATCCGCCCGCGCCCGTCGCCGACTTCCTTGTTGACCACTTCCTCGGCGATGATGTCGTAGAGCTTCTCACCGCTCTCGGCCTGCAACGCGCCGCAAATCTTCTTGGCCGACTCGTTGTCGTGCCCCTTGTCCTCCATGAGCAAGACGCACGCGCTGAACGAGCCGCCGGGCATTCTGGCGTTGGGCTTCTCGATGGCGTGGGAGTGAAACCCTTTATTTTCATTTCCAGCCATAGGCACATAAGCCGTTCGCCGTTCCACCTTCACAGGATCGCCGACCAGTTGTGGCTTGCTACCCACAGTTGCATACCCCTGTGAAAACATCTCGTCGTTCTTTTGATAGATAAAATGGTCCTCATAAATATCTGATACATATCCGGCTCCGATTCCAGATCCTCCAAGGTCGGATTGTGAGAAGATGATTTTGTTTAGAGCCTGCCTCAACTCATCAGCGTTCAATGTGCCCATTCCCTTGCTGATCACCGTAATCGCCTTCTCCTTGCTCTTGGGCTTCATGTCGCCAGTCTTGCACTCCAGACACTTGCTCCCCGGCACCACCTTCTCCACGTACCCGCACTCGTCGCACACGCACAGCTCTGGGTCGGCCTCTTGTTTATTGACCAGAATCCCGTTCTTCATCTCCCACCCCAGCTGCTTGATGATCCTGCCGTCCAGGTTCATGCCTTTGCACACGCTGATCAGCTCTGCGTCTGCATTGCACGGAACGCTCACGTCGGAATGTTCCAACAGGACGCCCCCGGTGATGATCCGGCTGATGGACTTCTCGGCCCGCGATTTGTCAAACTCTTTCCAGTTGCTCTGGAGCTGGTTTGCCACATGATCCCAGTCACGCGACCCCGGCTTGGTATAGCTGGTGGGGACAAACCCGATGGATGAGCTTTTAAGGTGGCCCTGACTTACGAGCGCCCAGACCACGTTAGCGAGCGTGCCAACTCCGGTGTCCGCATACTCGGTGAGAGCCTTGATGCCGTAGTCGTCCGCGCTGATGTCCACGTCCGACCCGACCGGCAGCAGACTGTAGTTGTGGTTTACGAGCACATGGCCGTACTTCTTAAACTCGGTCAGGTTGATGGTCTCCGGGATAACAATCTCGTCGTCCCTGTCCTGCGTGCGATAAGAAACATACTTGAGTGCGCGGCGGCTCTTGGGGTCCAATCCGTTGACGGCGGCCTTCTCACTATGGGAGTGGCGATGAAGTTCCAAGTCATCTGTTTTCTGGCCCGAGTCCTTGGCTACGTGATGGACGGCATCCTTGACTGCGCTGGGCAGGTACTGGAGCATTTCGCCGAGCTTCAAAAGTGTTTTCATTAGTTATCAGTCTCCTCTTGTGTTTGTTCTTTCAAATTCGGGGATAACGATGGAGGGAGTGGCTTTGAGGGATTTGGCGTTCTGAACGTTAAACCATCCTCGATACTGTTTTGGCAAATCAGAAGCGTCTTCTCCTTGATGGTCTATCGCCCAACGAGCTAAGTCGTTTTCCCGTGTCCCGTGTCCTCCCGACCCATAAGGAACCTCACGAACAATAGAAACTATATCCGAAACAGGAACGTCGGAAACAGTCCACTGTCTATATGTCAAACCCTGTTCTACCACATCCACGCTTTCTTTCGCTTGTCCGACAGGGACGCGCACTACAGCATAGCCAGCCCCAAGGTCTCTTATCTCGTCCTTTGAAAGGAATACGGATCCTCCCGTTGTTCCTGCCTTTAATCCTTCTTTTGCTACTGCGTCGGGTGTGGACCGACTACGAAATGCGTGGTAAAAATATTGATAAGAAGCTGTGTCGGAAGGAAGCTTCCCGCTATTCGCAATCCTTTCCAAATCGGAAATGGAGGTAACCTTTTCCGGGCTGGTCAACGGTCCACCACTGCCTGGACCTGATCCTCCTACCTCACCCGGCCTACCCTCATGGCCGAAGTTGCCTGACCCTGGACCACCCTTCTGCACAAACATCTTCTCCTCGTCCAACTCGGCCACCAAAACACAGCGACAATTATGTACCACAATGCCCTTTGCAATAAAACTTTCGTCTTCCTCAACAGACAGGTTGTAAACAGCCCTTGATTCCACCTGTCCACGAGCAATTCCAAGCACGGGAGTATTGACAAAACCGCAATCCCTTGCCACCACTGCCTGATCTCCAACCACAATATCTTTTGCGACCTTCCATACCCCACCCACAAGAACGGGATGGTCTTCTGTGAGTGTGACCCAAAGAAGTCCGCCAAAAAAAAGTCTGACCGTCTTTCCTGTGTAAGAATGTAGAAAAGTCCTGATAACTTTTCGGAAATGTCCGCGATGCGTAAGAACCAGATCACCCTCTTTTACGTCCTTGATCTTCTTCAACCCGACAAAGGCTGTTATCGGAGTGTCCTCATATACGACGCAGTTCGGATGTAGAGGTGGGCCCTTCACATCGCTGTAGTCCTCGGCCATCTCGATCTCCTGCCCCCGCCACGTCGCCTCGGCCACGTCGCCCTGGTCCACAAAGTTCTCCCCCAACTCCACTACCGTCCCGTCCATCGCCAAACAAAAAGGACAAGCATCGCCTGCCGCGTGCCATACGACACGGCTCACCACCCCAGTGCTCTTCCACGCCTCGATGTGCCCCTCGGTGAAGGCCCGCGCCGTCTCCGTCCTCGCGATCATCTCACTCCTCCACCCCTCGACCCACTCGTCGCTGATGTCGCTGATCCTGTTGGCCAGCTGGCTGATGGTCTCACCGTTCTCCATCCCGTCCATCAGCTCGTCCCTCAGGGCATCGGCGGTGGTCTGGTCGATCCCCTGGGCGAACCTGAACATCTCCCGCTCCAGGGCGTCCAGCACGTCCGGGTCCTCGATCCAGTCAGGGATGACGATGGAAGGGGAGGCTTTGAGAGATTTCTTATTGTGAATAGAGAACCATCCTCGATACTGAACAGGCAAATCAGAAGCGTCCTCCCCTTGATGATCTATTGCCCACCGAGCTAAATCATTCTCCCGTATCCCATGTCCCCCTGTCCCATAGGGAATCTCCCGCACAATGGAAACGATGTCTGACGCTGGGACCTGAGATAGTGTCCACTGCCTATACTTCAATCCTTGTTCTACCACATCCACACTTTCTTTTGCTTGACCAGTTGGAACGCGCACCACAGCGTAACCCGCACCGAGATCCCTTATTTCATCTTTGGACAGAAATACATTGCCATTGGATGTCCCTGCTTTCAAACCTTCTTCCGCTACCTTGTCAGCAGTTGAACGATTCCGGAAGGCATGATAAAAATATTGATAGGAATCTGAATCAGGTGGAAGTTTCCCACTGTTTGCCACCCGTTGCAAATCAGAAATGGATTGAATGTCCTCTGGCTTCAGTAAAATACCGCTACCACCACCCGGCCCACTCCCACCAACCTCTCCTGGCCTTCCCTCGTGCCCGAAGTTACCAGATCCCGGACCGCCCTTCACCATCACGTCCACCCCCACGCTCGCCGCCATCTCGCCCCTGCCAAACACCACCATCTTCCGGGCGTGCTTCGGGAACTTGCGGATCTGCTTGAGCGCCCGGTCCCCTCCCTTCTTGAACAGACCAAACCAGATGGGCCGGATCTCCTTGACCACCTGGGCGTCCCACTTGGCGGTGGAGGTGGGGACGGCGTTGGCAGGGGAGGCGGCCTTGAGGGATTTATTTACAAAGCCAGGTTGAGCGATTCTTTCCCATCTCATTTGAACAACATGAACGCCGTCTTCTACTTTAGAACCTGTAATGGTATATTGCGAATCCCTCGGAAGAACCACCTCTTCCTTGGCATTGACTATTGCGCGAATCCCTTTGGGGACTGAAATTTCAAACAAGGTATGGGCGGAATCCCCTAAAGCAGCGTATTCCAATGCTTCCTTGCGATCCACAGAAGTCATTGTAAATCCCCTGTCTACATAGGATTCTTTTGCAGAGATTGTTTCTGTTACTCCCCTGTAAAGAACTGTATTCTGTCCAAGTTCAGGAGCCTTAGAAAAGGCATCATCCATATCCCTAACCAGTTGACGGGTATTTTTATCTTTCACGAAACCCAAGTTACCATTTGTCGCGTAAAGAGCGTTGTTGGCAGTCTCAAAAGCTCCAGACGAATCCATCTTGTGTTTATTTAGCACAGCGTCCAACACAGGAACTGACTCCTTCATCAGTCTGTCCCACTCTGGCGCTTTGGAAGAAACTCCATCCACCCCACCACCCGGCCCGCTGCCACCCACTTCCCCCGGCCTGCCCTCATGGCCGAAGTTGCCTGACCCTTCCCCACCCTTGTTCACAACATCTCCCAGCAACCGCCCATGCACCTCCGCCACCTGGGCCTTCAGGCACCGGGCCACGGCCTTGCGGAGCAGGCGCTCGTCGGGGGAGAGGGGCTTCACTTCCCCCGTGCCGACTGCCGATTGCTTTGTGAGGAGGGAATTCATTTGTCCTTAAACCTGTGCATCTGTGCCAGCCGCGCCTCGGCCTCGGCCCGCGTCTTGTACTTCCCGAACAGCTTCCCGGTCTGGTGGCTGTACACGGCGAACATGCCGTCCTCTTCCTTGATGAACTTATTGGAAGTCTCTATAGCAAAAATATCCGACCATGTGCCCATGTGTTTCAGACTCTCCACCACGTCCCGGCTCGCACGTAAACGTCCCACTCCCCTGCGGTCGAACCGGCCCCGCTCGTTTCGCACCAGCCGGACCGGGATACCGGCCAATTGCGGGCTGACGTACTGACCGTCCACCTCCATGGACATGCCGTCGGAGAGGGACTTCTTAGTGCCTTCAGTTAAAGCCCCGCCAGGAAAGCCGCCCCCACGTGGGGAACTGGTCGCCTTGTTCGGTGTTGGCTGGATGTTGCCTGCGTCTGTTCCTGTCTCAGGCGGCAATGGCGGACTCCCCAGCGGGGCAAATTGTTGTGTGGCTTGCGCCTGTTGCATAAACACCGGCGTGTCTCCCCACGCGACAGGCTCCTCGCCCTCACGCTGACGGATCTCGTTGATGAACGTCAGGCCGGTGTTGAGCTTGGCCGTATCCTCATTGAGCTGAAAGGCCTTGTCCTTCGGCACCGGGTTGTCGAACGCCAAAAACAGTCGCTCCCCGTCGTACATAGGACACAGCTGCTCGTTGAGCTTCTCCTCAATCCGGGTGCATCGGGGCAGGGTGTTGAACTGCGCCATAAACAGGTCAGCCCCCTCCATACCCGCACGCGGTGCCCGGCTGATCTGGGTGGTGTCCACCAATCCTATTGGCACAGGGAATGCCCCGCAAATCTTCTTCATGATCCAGTCTTCGCCCCGGTTGAAGTCCAGCTCCTGCGGATTCCAACCCACCTTGTCGATCTCATAACGGTAGTCAGTCACCTTGACTTTGCCGGCATTCTTGGCGCCCCGGAACATGGCGTTCCACTCCCGCTCCACCAGCCCGCGCTCCTTGGTGTCCAGCTCACCCTCGAGGTACTTGACGATCAGGTCAGGCCGGGCCATGTTGCCCATCGTGGCAAGAACGAACTTCTCCCGCAACTCACTGGACTCGATGGCGTACGCCGCCGCCTGCACCGGCCCCATCCCATACCAGGGGTCCAGCGGGTTGGGGTACTTGAAGTGGATGACGCTATCAGGCGCGATGTGGACCGCCTCTTGCCCATAGGTATTCATGCCATAGATGTACTCGCTGACGAACTTCTCCTTGTCCGGCACGATCTTGACCCACTGGGAGCGGAGCACGAACATCTTGGACGGGACAGCCATCTTGTCCTTCTCGATGTACCAGTAGGCGTTCCCAGTCAAGTCGAGCATGATGGACGTCAGCTCCTTCATCTCGAAGCCGTTCTCCTGGTCGTTGACGTTCTGGAGCAGGTCCAGCAGGGGGTGCTCCTCCAGCTCCTCGAAGTCCTCAGCCCCCGCCACATTGGGGAGGCTCTTGGCGAGTCGCTTGCGTAACCAGGCCGCGTCATCCTTCTTCACCCTATGAGTTGTGAAGTTCTTTACGTATGACTGTCCCTTGGCCCTGCTGGCATATAGCTTGAGGGGAGTGGTGGCGAGGCGAACGGCAGACAGTTGGGCGCACATTTGGGTCCAGCCCCAGTATTTCCGCACAAGGGCCTCCTGGCTGACGTCCGGCATCTTGCCATAACGCTTCAGGAACTCCAGCGCGCCGCCGGGCAGGGAAGCGGTAACCACCCTCGGGAACAGGCTAGCAGCTTTCGCTATTGCTCGTGAAAAGATGTTCATGATGGAAGTATGCTCATTTTATTCCTACTAATTGTCGTCCACGCATCGGGATCGTTGTACACCCGATGAAAATGTTCCTCGTCCGTTTCCCGCTCCACCACCGTTGGCCTGGCGGCATTGTTTCTGGCAAGAGCAATACGATCAAGCAGTTGCTCCTTCAAGGACTTTTGAACTGTCAATTCCTCCTGCATGTATGATCCTTTCCAACTCCTGACGCTCTTCTACAGATCCGGCCTGGGCCAGAATGTCTTGATATGAATCGTGATAGACTGAACTTGGATCTTGCTCGTCCCCGCCCACCCCGGCGTGCGGACGGATGAACTTCGGGGACGCCATGTTGATCGCCCCACTAGCCGCGTCCACCTGGTCGTCGTGAGGACAATCTGCACTGAACGACTCCACCTCGTCAAGAAAATCTTTGTTCCACTCGCCCTTTAGGATCATCACGTTCCCTGCCTCAGCCGCAGCCGCCAGCGGCATCGCCCTGACCACCTTGTCGCCCGTGGGCCGCATGGAGTGGAAGTTGTAACCGATCAGGATTGCACGCCGGTAGTGGTCAATCAGACTCTTGCCCGACGCGCCACCTTCCTCCTCCATGCCAATCTTCACCTGCTTGCCGTCCTCGGACGCAGTGTGCTGCACCAGCATCTCGTTGCCTGCCGGAGACAGCCTCGCATGCCGCATGTCGAGGATGATCCACCGACCATCTACTGTCCTGCCTACCTTGGCACCCGCCGTCCAGTCGGGGTCGTTGCTGCCGTCGGATAAAGTAGCCGCCATGTCCCAGTAGCGGATGGCCGAGCGCAGTGGAGGGATCTCGGTGACGACTCTGAACCACTCCCGCCGCATCAGCGCCCCGCCGAGGGAGACGAACCCGCCCTCGATCTCCTGGGCGGCGAACGCCTTGGTGTACTGGCGGCGAAGGGTCTCAGCAAAATTAGGAGGCGTGAACGGATTGTCCATCGTGGTGGAGTGGAAGCACTTGGCGTCGGGCCGCTGGGGGTCATTGAACACTGTGGCGCTCCAATGGTTAAGTCCCTTAGGTGTGAACCCTGCGCTCAGCCATCCTTGCTCCCCCCGCCAACGTAAACACGCAATCAGGATGTCGAACGCCTCCTGCTTACAAAGGCTCATCTCGTCCCATACGGCACCACGCAATGAGCTACCACGTGCATGCTCAGGGTCGTCCAGGGAGCGGCAGATAATGTCCGACCCGCCCTTCATGCGGATGATATTCTTGGATAGGTTGTGCTCCCTAATAAGCGGCTTGGCGAGCTCGAGGAAAGTCTTCTGAATGGTATCACTTAAAAGTGGAAAAGTTGGAGCATACATCCCATAGGAACCTGGCTCCGCCACTGACCACTTGAGCAGCCGCATCGCCAACGCCGTGCTCTTGCCGCTGCCCCGCCCACCCACGAACCCGACAAAGGGAACCTCGCGGCAGTTCATAAACTGGATCTGCGCCCGGTGCGCCTGGATATGTAGGTGTTCAGGTTGCGTCTGCATTAGGCCTCGTGATTACTCGTTTGATGGTGTTTGCCACTACTGCCCCGCCTACCAGCACCTCCTCGAAGATGATCTTGGTGGGGGTGGCGTCTGTTACATCTAACCGATCTGAAACTTTCCCCTCCGTACGCTCTGCAATAAACGTTCGCGCAGCCACGTCGCCGTTGGCAGCGTCGTAGGCGGCAGCCATCAGCATCGCGTCACGCATGGTCTTGGGGTTGTGGTTGGGACCGTACTTGGAATGCAGTTGCGTCAGCAGCCAGCTGTCCACGGGACGGTCGCCTATCTCCCGCAGGATATCGGGTATGCATCTTACCGTCTTTGGGCGGCCATGTGGATTACCCGACTCCCCTTTTTTCCAGCCACTGTTCCCAAATTGTTTTACAGGGGTGCCCATTACACTGTTGCCTTTTTAGAAGTTGTTGGGAGCGTTGAGGTTAGCTTGGTCTGGGCTGCTATCTTTGCATCCACGCAAGGCTGGTGCCTGTCCTGCCACTCATCTGCCCGAACCTCGATAAGGAAGCGGCGTCCTTTCTTGTCAGGGGATCCACTGGTGTTGATGGTAGATTCTGCCGCATCATTGAATTCAATACGGGCTCCACATGGACAGCTTATCGAAATGGACTTCATGCTACACCCCCGAAAAAACAAGGGGCAGCCGCCGGCCTGGTATTGCCCGACATGTTCCTGCCGCCCGCTTCTACCCTGCCTGTTACCGCCCCTGTTTCCACGCTAGACTGCCGCATTGGGTGCCTCCCGTTTCTAGGCGATATCATACAGCAAAACGGGCCCAAAAAACATCCTTTCCATGAAAACTGCGGCCTGGGGCAAGCGGGCGTTGCCGAAAATAGTTGAAAATAAGTGTTTACTTTGTGAACCTTGGTTACTATAGTATTGTCATGAGTCACGAAACCCTAACCAAAAATCAGAGGAGACTACCATGGCAGCTGGAATTACAGAGATTGATCGCGGAATAGTGTGGGGAACGACGTGGCATAACCTGCCACAGTATAAAATGAAGAAGATGCCAGTAACCCTTGAAGAGGCCCGCCAGGTGCTTGACTTCCCCATTGAGAAGCGGAAACTGGGATACATGGCGCCCAGCAGCAACTGGAAAGAGGTCGACGCCTATGCCCTGGTGCGCGGCGAACATGTCCTTGTCGACGCGGTGGGCAGCCGGTTCAGCGTCTGCAACAACGTGGACATGCTGAACCACATCGCCAAGACCGTGATGAAGGAGTTCCCCCAGCTGAAAATCGAGTCGGTCGGCACCCTCTGGGCCGGCGCAACCTCGTTCCTCAACCTGAAAGTTGACTCCTTCCAGGTGCACGGCGACAAGAGCGAGACCATCAACCGCATCATGTGGTACAACCCGCTGGGGCTTGGCAGTTACAAGACCTGCGCCCACAACGTCCGTGTGGTCTGCGACAACACCCTACGGGCGGCGCACGTCGAAGGCAAAGCCAACGGCACGCTGCGCGGAATCGCCCACACGGCAACCGGCGCCGCCAAGGTGCAGAAGGAACTGGACAACCTCGCCCGGCACTTCCTCGAGCTGGAGTCCCTCACCCAACAGATGCGGCGACTCGCCAAGAAGCCCATGACCTCGGCGATGGTCGAGTCGTTCTTATCACAGCTGGTGCCCATCGGCCCTGAGCTGGAAAAGTCTGCCGTGACGCAGCGGCAGAACAAGCGGGAGACCTTTCTCCATCAGTTTGAGAGTGACCAAACTCTTGCCGACCCGGTGAACCGCTCGGCGTATGCAATGCTCAACGCCGTGACTTACGTCCTGGACCACCAAGACGCCAAGCGCGGCCACGACCTCGGCAGCATCGCGTGGGACGGCCTCGTCGGGACACGCGCTGGCATCAAGGACAACGCCTTGGCAATCCTCAATGCTTCATGTAACTAACGGAAACCAACCCAAGGGGCAGGACCACCAACTGCCCCAGAAAGAAAATGATGACCAAACAACAGATCCAAGCCGTGTTCGAACAGTATACGCCGATGCTCCACCGTCTGTCCCACCAGTGCGCCAGCAGGTGCGGGCGCCCCGAGGACGAGGTCTATGGGCAGGCCTGCTACGAGTTCGTGCGGGCGGCCAACTCGTTCAACGCCAGCCGCAACGCGTCCTTCGCGACCTACGCCCTCGCCTGCGTGAAGAATAACATCGCAAGATGGGGCATGCAGAACCCGCTCGCCAGCGACCCCGACCTGGCGCCTGTGGCCGAGACCCTGGAGTTCGACCGCCCCGACCGCCAGCTGATGCGAAAGGAGTGGCTTGCCGGGCTGAGTGACGAGTGCCGGGAGGTGGCGCTGATAATCCTCAGCGGCCCCGCCGAGGTGCTGTGTCTCGCCCAGGGCGCCGGCCGCAAAGCGGTGCTCGGGGCGCTGCGGCACTACCTGCAGGAGGAACGCGGCTGGGGCCTGCGGAAGGTCTGGAAGACGATCCACGAGATGAAGCAGGTCGTGGCGACAATGTAGCAACAACCTCTAACCAAGACAAAGGAACATGCCGTGCAAACCTTTTCGTTCCATTCAAAACACCGCTCTATTCTGCTCGCCAAAAACTACGCCTATTACAGCAAGTTTGGGTGGGCAGAAAAACCAGCGCAGAAGGTAAACGGGAAATGGTCATACATTTGGCCGAACGTCAAGTTGTATCAATAGGAGGACTAAACGATGCTAACAGAAATGACAATCCTGATGCTCACCCTGTTCGGTGAAGCGTCCATCTGCAACGAGACCGAGATGCGAGCGGTGGCCAGGACCATCCAGGTGCGGGCCGAGGACAGGCGGACGTCCGTCCACGTGGAATGCCTGCGCCCCTACCAGTACAGTTGCTGGAACGGGTACGCCAAGAAATACAAAATCCTACGTGCTTACAAAGGTGGCCAATTCCACACTTCCCCCGCATGGAAGCAATGTAGATTAGTAGCGTATGATATGTATGCAGAAAAGCTGAACAGCCTGCCTCGCTGGAATCACTATTATCTGGCATCCATGAAAAAACCGCCGGAGTGGGCGAAGAAGATGACGCAAGTAAAAGCGATCGGACATCACATATTCGGGAGGATTGACTAACATGACCGGCGAAACAATCCAAATCATGCAAGCCAACCGGGCACTGGAGATGAGATACGCCGAAGCATTCCAACGGCTATTTGGGTGCAGGCTCCACGACTACTTCAACTACGTGACCGGGTTCGACATCGTGAAGTTCGACAAGGACATCGCGACTCCAGACGGGACATCCACCAGCATGTGGATCCAACAGAAGTATGGTACGGAAACGATTAGTCTGATCAGGAAACTAATAGGATGTTCGGTACGGTAATTTATGTACAAATGAAAACTGTAGACTACATTGGAAATACTTTCAAAATATCATTCCCATACGACCCGGCCACCGTCGCCCAGGTACGAACACTTCCACCTGGTAGAAAATGGGATCCAATAACCCACTCGTGGTGGTGTCCCCCATCTGTAGATGCACTCACCCAATTACGAGGTTGGGGATTTGAAGTCCTGCCCGCCGTCGTCAAGTGGGAGAAAGAATGGTTCAAGCCAGACAAACCTGCCATCCACGCAATAAGTGACATCCCCGGCCTCAAGCACCCGCTCTACCCGTTCCAGGCAGAGGGTGTGGGGTTCATCGAGGACCGGGGCGGGCGGGTGCTGGTGGCGGACGAGATGGGGCTTGGTAAGACGGTGCAGGCGCTGGCGTGGTTACAATTACACCCTGAAGCGTTGCCCGCGCTCGTGGTGTGTCCCTGCTCACTAAAGGGGAATTGGGAACGAGAGTGTCTGGCTTGGACAACACTAAAACCCAAAATGCTGTCAGGATCAGTTCCCGACCCTGCAAGTCTAAATGCTCCTGTGATGATAATAAACTACGACATCCTCCTGTACTGGCTGCCTCTCTTTAAAGAGACGAGAACCGTCGTCCTCGACGAATGTCACATAATCAAGAACGCAAAAACCAAGCGCACACATGCGGTGAAGGCTCTTTGCAAAAACAGACCCCATGTGCTTGCCTTGTCGGGAACTCCAATCGTAAATCGCCCAGGAGAATTTTTTAATGCCCTGAACATTCTGGCGCCCTCAGAGTTTAGTAAATGGTGGGACTATGCCAACCGTTATTGTGGAGCCAAGCACAACGGGTACGGTTGGGACTTCAGCGGGGCCAGTAATACCGACGAACTCCACCAACGGCTCGACCGCAACATCATGATCCGACGATTGAAAGCTGATGTACTCAAAGACCTGCCGCCCAAGACCAAGACCACCGTGCCGCTGACCCTTGACTCCTATGGCCAGTCCATCTACGACGACGCTCTGCGCGAGGCCTTCGGCGTCTGGGAGAACGAGAAGCCCGACCCGCTCAAGGACATCACGGCGATTGGACATCTGCGCCGCGCCGCTATCATGGCAAAGCTGGAACTTTGTTATGAGTGGCTCGACAACTTCCTCGAGACCGGCAACAAAATTGTCGTCTTCGACATCCACCACAGCACGACCGACAAGCTGATGGAGCGGTATGGAAAGGTCGCCATAGCGTTAGACGGGAGAACTGATATACGAATCAGGTCAAAGGTGGTGGAGCAGTTCCAGACCGACCCGGCCATCAAGATGCTTATCGGCAACGTGCAGGTGGCAGGCATGGGGTTCACGCTGACGGCGGCGCAGGATGCCGTGTTTCTGGAATTTCCGTGGACACCTTCGGAAATCAACCAATGCGAGGATAGGATTCACCGCATTGGACAGAAGGGGTCCGCCTCAATTTATTATTTGGTCGCTGCCGGAACGCTCGAGGAAGACATCATCGAACTGATCGGCAAAAAGCGAAAGGTGCTCGACGGCGTGTTAGACGGAATAATTGATGAATCGCAAAGCATGATGAAAAAACTGATCGCAAAACTCAAACAGAAAGGACGGCGATGAAAGACGAAAGATGCTCATGGATGGTGCACGGGTTCCCGCGGGAGCTGAAGAACCGGTTCGCCGCGGCGGCCAGGCTCGACGGCAAGTCGATCGCGGACATGCTAGCCTACCTGCTGCAACGGTTCCTACGCGAGGAGTACGAGAAGACCCGCGCGGAGGTATTGAAAAATGACAAGTAACCCGCAGCGTACGACGTTCCCCGGCGCCGGCAACTTCGAGGGATACTGGATTATGGGAAAGACCCGCCGAACCCTCGCACAGCTCGTCCACGCCGGGCGAAACATCCGCACCGACCACAACTATCACCTGTTGTTCGCCAACGGGCAAATAGGGGACGGCACCTGGACTACTGAGGAACTCCTTGAGAAGGGGGCAAAGATCACCTATGACAAACCTGCGCAAGACGCCCCTTGACCTGGAGCAACTCCTTGCCGACGCCGGCATCCAGGCCGACCTACTGCCCTCGACAAACGGGATGTGGCAAAATCTTCCATGCGTAAAAAATAAATGTGTACATTCCCAAAGGAACAAGGTATAATATGTGCAGGAATAGAGAACGGGTAGCTCCCAGACTCGAAGAGGTCGGTCTCCCAGCCGACCCTGTCCTGCCTCTTTCAGCTGGGAACAATGATGGGAGATTGCTATGTGCGCTAAGATCTATCACCTCCTCGACGAGTACGGAAACATTCGAAATGTCGGAAAAACCACCAGAACACTTGAATACCGATTGGCAGGACATCTTTATGAGGCTACGCATGGTGGCAAAAATCATCGCTGCTGCTGGATCCGCTCGATGCTTGCCAGGGGATTAACACCTACCATAGAGTTACAGACCGAGGTAAGCGGGGACGGGTGCAAGGCGGAAATCGCCTATATCGCGCACTACAGAAAGATGGGACTCGACCTGGTAAACGGTACAGATGGTGGGGAAGGCACCTTTGATTCTACAGGTGCCATAGGTAAAAAAATTAGCGCCGCATTAACTGGACGTATTTTATCCCCAAAATGGAGAAAAAACATTGGACTTGCCCGTAAAAAACTCATTAAAAGCGGTTGGCATTATCCAGAAGAAGGTAAAGCAAAAACAATTGCAAAATTAACAGGAAGAAAAAGAGGTCCTATACCTCTCTGGTGGAAAGAAAAAATGCGTAAACCACACAAATTCAAAGACAAACCCGCATTTATACAACTGCAGCATGATTGTCATGTTGGAAAACCGTGGTCAAAAAAAAGACGTGATACTTTTAATAAAACAGGCAGATAATGAAAGTACCATTAAACATCGAAAAACTTTTACAAAAGTTTGAGATACAATACCGGCTTGGAAGCACAAACTGGTGCAATGTCTGCTGTCCCTTTTGTTCTGATTCTAAATTCCATCTCGGCTACCCGACAGACGGTGGAAACTTTTTCTGTTTCCGCTGCGGACCGCTCCCCGAGGATGAAACCGTTGCCGCCCTGCTGGGGGTCGACCTCCCCAAGGCCCGCAGGTTGTGCCGGGAGCACCGGGTCTCAGAGGGTCACAGGAAAGACCTTTCGGCAGGTCCTGGGACCACCCGGGTACCAAGGATTAACACCCTGGAGACACGCCTGCCCTACGGCACTAGCCCGATGACAAACAGGCACCGCACCTATCTGCGGAGACGGGGCTTCGACCCCGACCAGCTGGAGCGGGACTGGGGGCTCTGCGGGACGGGAAACCTCGGGTCATTCGCCCATCGCATTATCATCCCGATCTACGACAGGGATAAAAAGCTGATCTGCTACCAGGGGCGGGACGTCACCGGGAAGTCACCCATGCGGTACAAGTCCTGCCCCGACGCGCTGGCGGCAACGCCCATTAAAAACTGCATCTACGGCCTAGATCGTTTGAAGGGGGACCTGGTGGTCGTCACCGAGGGCGCCGCCAAGGTCTGGAGACTGGGCACGCCTGCCGTCTGCACGTTCGGTGCGACGGTCACCGACGCCCAAGTGCTGCTGCTGCGACGGTTCAGGCGGCGCATGGTGCTGTTCGACGGCGACGACACCGGCCGGGTCCAGGCGCAAACGCTAGCGGCGCGGCTCAGCCTGTTCCCCGGCGTTACGGAAATCGTGGAGCTCCCGGGGCCAGACGGGCCGGACGACCTGACTGACCTGGAGGCGCACGAGCTGATGGCCGAGCTCGTAGAAAGGTAACTTTAGTAACCTTATGAAAATGCAAAGATAATGCTGTTCCGCCCTTTACCTGCTTGCCTTTAATTGGCATCAGCAAAGATATTTATTTATTATTTGATCCGCATGGGATATAATTTACCACGAAACGCGAAGTGCGCCTCGCGTGGAATAAAAACGACAGGTCCAGACGAGTATGTATAAACTTCAAAATCAAACGGTCAGCAACAATAGACGGGTTGTGATACCACTTTCAAGGTGGGCTCATCTGGACTTCCCGGCGCCCTATTGCCTGCTGGCCGTTTTCTTTTCCCATCAAGGAGGTCCCAGATGAATAATATGCCTCTTGTTTTACACAAAACCGCATTAGATCAACTTCTAATGGCCAAAGATCCAGCAGATGCTATGACTTTATCTATACGCAAGTCAACATTGCCCCGACATGCGTAAAGACCATATTGTAAAACAGACGTTCAAATGGTCAAAAAGACGATTAGAGCAAGCGAAAAAAGATATTTATAATATCAAACTTTCAGGAGGAAGATAAAAATGACCGAATTTATTCGCGGTGAACACCAAAAAGACTTTACCCTGCTCAGCAATAAAACACTACGAGATGTCTCCTTATCATGGAAGGCGCGCGGGTTGCTTGCATATCTGCTGTCTCACTCTGAAGGATACCATATCCGTGCAGACAACTTACATCAATTTTCATCCGACGGCATATCTGCCACACGTTCAGGTATACGAGAACTGACGCAAGCTGGGTATATTGGCTTTCAAAAACAACAAGATAGCACCACAAAAGCGTGGATAGCTGGACATTGGATCATCTCAGAAGAGGCAAACCTACCTAAAGGCCTAAGGGTGAGTAAGCCTAAAGATGCGAAACGCACACTCAGCCTTTCGCAGACTCAGCCTTTCGCACCCCCATATAAGAAGATACAAAAGAAAGAAGAGCAAAAGAAAGAAGAGCAAAAGAAAGAAGAGCCCTTTTTTTTAAAGATTGAACACTTCGTTAAGCGGTTCTATACTATCCAGCGGGAGCGGTTCCCAAACATTGTCAAGAACACCCCGCAGTCGCAGATTGCCCAGGCATGTGACACAATAGGCAAGCTGGTGCGGATAGACGGATACACTCTGCCGCAGGTCATCAAGGCGATCACCTGGACACTTGATGACAACTTCTGGTCTACCAACGTGCACTCCATCGTCGGCCTCCGTGGCCGCTCAGGCAACGGAAGCACAAAGTTCCAGAATATCCTGGCGCAGATGGAAAAGCAGGCACCACCGCCACAGAGGGAACCTGAAGCCCGCAGGTTTCCGGCAGACAACTCTGACTACGGCAACTCGATGGGCATAAGGGACGTGGACTTCAAATGATAAAGATACACCGACAGACGGTTGACGGCTCAGTCGAGCGTAGACTCTTAACTGGGATGATCGTGTCCACCGAGTTCATGGAGGGCGTCGTCACCTTCTACGACCCGGACCTGGTGGAGACCCGGTTTGTCCGGACGGTGGCGGAGTGGTGCGCCCGCTATTTCAAGCAGTACGGCAAGGCGCCTGGCCCTCATGTCAAGGACATCTTCGAGAGCCACGCCACACGGATGGACCCTGCCGAGCGGGAGTTCATCTCCGACCTGCTTACCAGCCTGTCCGACGAGTACGCGCGTGCGGATAAGGTTAACGTACACTATCTGCTTGACCAGGCCGAGGCCTATTTCAAGACCCGCAGCCTGTCCCAGCTATCCAGGGAGATCAGCGGCTGCCTGCTGGAAGGTGAGGTGCAGGAGGCTGAGTCCCTGCTGGGCGGCTACAAGCGGGTCGGCAGGCCGCTTTCGCTGGGTGAAAATCCGTTCAGGTCGGCGGACGCCATCTCCAGGGCGTTTGAGCACGAGGAGACCCCGCTCTTCTCCCTCCCTGGCGCGCTGGGCAGGATGCTGAACCGGGAGCTGAAGCGGGACCAGTTCCTGGCCGTCATGGGGCCGGAGAAGCGGGGCAAGACCTGGTGGCTGAACGAGATCGCCATCCGGGCGGCCAAGGCCCGATGCAACGTAGCCCTGTTTCAGGTCGGGGACATGAGCGAAGACCAGGTGACCCTCCGGCTGAGCGTCCGGCTGGCAGGTAGAAGCAACATTCCCTGCTATTGCCAGATGCATGAAAGTCCCGTACCGGACTGCCTGCTAGGCCAGCTGGGAAGATGTCAGAAAGGTAATCGGCGAAAAGCCCTTGCAGAAAAGATCGAGAGGAGCGAGCTCAAGGGGCTGTACCTGTCAGGCGACCATGACGGACACAAGCCCTGTACCGAATGTATCGCTGACCAGAACTTCAGGGGTTCTCTGTGGTATCGGAAAGTTCCTGAAGCCAAACCGTTGACCTGGCGTGAGGCGTGGAAGACCGGGTGCCGCTTCCTCGGGAGGATCAAGGGCCGTGATTTCCGGCTGTCGGTCCACCCCAGCGACCAGCTGACGGTCAGCGGGATCAAGGGTATCCTCGACAACTGGGAGACGTTTGACAACTTTATTCCTGATGTAGTAGTGATTGACTATGCGGACAACCTTGCCCCGGAGGACAGGCGTGAGGAATACCGCCACCAGCAGAACCGGACGTGGAAGCTGCTGCGTGGATTGAGCCAGGAGCGACACTGCCTCGTGGTGACGGCCACGCAGGCCAGCGCCCGCGCCTACGGCAAGGAGCTGATCGACATGGGCGACTACAGCGAGGATAAGCGCAAGTATGCCCACGTCACGGCCATGGTGGGCCTGAACCAGACTCCTGACGAGAAGAAGTCCGGCATCATGCGGATCAATATGGTCGTCCAGCGTGAGGGCGAGTTTTTCAGCGAGCGCACGGTAAAGATAGCCCAGGACCTCTGGGTCGGTCGGCCGTTGCTATTTTCATTCTGAGGTAGAAACATGAACAACAGAATAATCTGCGGGGATTGCTTGCTTGAGATGTCGAGACTGGCAGACAAAAGCATTGACATGGTGCTGTGCGATCTGCCCTACGGTTGAGGAAAGACCGCCTGCAAGTGGGATACCATCATCCCGTTTGAACCGTTGTGGGTACAGTACAAGCGGATTATCAAGGACAACGGGGCGATAGTGTTGACGGCAAGCCAGCCATTCACGAGTGCATTAGTGATGAGTAATCCGAAATGGTTTAAGCATTGCTGGACATGGATCAAAGACAAACCGGTTGGCCATTTGGTTGCCAAAAAACGACCGATGCAGGCAACCGAAGATGTTATTGTATTTTCTAATGGTCACTGTCCCTATAACCCGATAATGATTCTTTTGGATAAACCGTATTACGGGGAAATAGAGACAAAACGCAGCGAACTGTGCGGAGGAAATCAGGGCGTTCAATTGAAGAAACTTTATACCCATAAATATCCAACAACAATTCTTCGTTTTACAGGGGTTTCTCATAGTAAAAATGTTCATCCCACCCAAAAACCAGTTGCCCTCTTTGAATATCTTATCCGTACCTATACCAATGAGACTGACACAGTGTTGGATAACTGCGCCGGGAGCGGGACTACAGGGGTTGCTTGCATTAACACCAACCGCAAGTTCATCCTCATTGAAAAAGATCCTGCCTACTGCGTTATCATCCGTGCTCGGATAGCCGAGGCATGGAACTGCAGAAACATGTTGAGCGAACGGCGCCTATCGGGTATATTAAACCAAAAACATCAACCGGCCGACGGCGTGTCGGCCACAACAGAGGAGGAGAGTATGAGCGGCAAGAATGGTAAGAAGGCGGTTGCGGTGGAAGAGCTGGAGGTCGACGACAAGATGGTCGTGGCGGCGGCAACGGACATCAACAAGGTGCTAGCGCCGAACCCCCTGCTGGACCTGGCCAAGCCTGGCGAGGACCTCCAGAAGGACGTTGAGGAGTTGTTCCCGAACATCATCGCGGCCGACAAGCTGTCGGCGAAGACGTGGGACATCCTGAAGGCGCTCGGGTGGAAGGGCGTCGAACCCGAACCCCCGAAATCAAAGAAGCCTGTAAAGGTTGCATCTATGACGCCCCTCGTGGCGCTTGCCACAGAGCTCAATGAGGTGCTCGCCCCCAACCCGCTGTTGGACCTCGCCGACGAGTACCTGGAGGACCAGGTGAAAAAGCTGGCGGCGCAGGTCAAGGTGTGCGACCCGCTGTCGGACAAGGCGTGGGCGGTATTGAAAAAACTGGGGTGGAAGGACAAGGACAAAAAGGTTCAGGTGCAGAAGGCTGCCCCTGTACATCCGACAACGGCAGCCGCCGCCCCGCGGACGTATACCATGCTGAAGATGCCGGTCGACGAGCCGAAGCAGCTGGTGCAGATCGTCGGGTGCTTGCAGAAAGGCCCGCTTGCCGGCGACAAACTGTTGGCCGCGATGGCGAAGGTCATCAAGACCAAGCAGCCGCTTGCCCGCATCCTCGGGTTTTACCAGAAGAAGCTGGTGGCGAGCAAGTATGTCAAGGTCTCGTAGGTCCTCCCAGGGGGCCCGGGGGCATAAAGAGTGGTCACCCCGGGCCTCCGGGTCATTCCTGGGTCATCCCGGGTGGCCTTTTACATGTCTTAGGAGGTTGTCAGATGTCGAAAGAACTCATCAACAAGACCCGGCTGTCACCTGACCAGGCGAAAAAGCGCGGTTTCCTGCACCGGGACTACCTGGCGCACTGCCTGCGGTACACACACATAGTCCGCTGGTTGACCCGCCTGGCGAAGGGCGATGATGTGCTGCGGGTGCTGGACGTCGGCTGCGGCAACGAGGCGCCGCTGGCAAAGCTGATCTACACGTCGAAACTCGGCAGGAACGTCCGCTACCTGGGCCTCGACGCCGGCGGCATCGACCCGGACATCACGTTCAACGCCTGGCGGCCGCAGCTGAAGGCCAAGGTGCTTTTCCCAGAGGTGCTTGAGGACTCGGAGGCGCTGTTCGACGTCATCGTGATGCTTGAGGTGCTGGAGCACGTGGAGCACCCGCGGCAGAACATGATGATCCGCGCCGCCGCGGCAAAGCTTGCTGACAGCGCAAACAGCCTGATGTTTATCTCCACCCCATGCTACGACCCGCATGTCGGAGCGGCCGGCAACCACGTTAACGAACTAACCTACCAGGCACTTGGGTTCATGCTTGAGGACGCCGGTCTCGCTGTCGAGGGGGTCTACGGCACGTTTGCCTCGCAGCGAGACTACAGGGAGCAGGCGGTGATAGACGGCTACGCCCCCCTGATGGAAAAGCTTTCCGAGTACTACGACAGCACCGTCGTCGCCGTCTTCTTTGCCCCGCTATACCCGCAGCTTGCCAGAAACTGCATCTGGCGGCTGAAACTGTCTGACAAAACATACCGCCGCAGGTTTACCACCCCTGGAGAGCTGCCGCATGGAAGCGCGACCGAAAACATCAGCTAACCTTTGTCAAGACGTAGCCGCCTTCTGCCGGAGGTTCAGGTTGCAGCCCACATGTACCCCGTTCAGGCTGCCCCCAAAAAAGATGGCTGTGCGCCTGAAACACCTGGGCGAGGAACTGCATGAGTTGAGGCACGGGGTTGCCGTCGGTGACGAGGCTGAGGTGATCGACGCTTTGGTGGACCTGGTCTATGTGGCGCTCGGTACGGCGCACCTCTGCGGCTTCCCATTTATGAAGGTGTGGGATGCCGTGCATGCAGCAAACATGAAAAAAATCCGTGCCGCTCGGGCATGTGACTCCAAGCGCGGGTCGACCTTTGACGTGGTAAAACCGAAGGGGTGGAGAAAGCCAGATGTCGCAAGGATACTCAGACGCGCGCGGGATAATGATAATTGAGGGACCGGACTGCACGGGTAAGACCACGCTCTGCAACGAGCTGCGGTGTATCTGCCCAGACGCCCTATACATCCACGCGACCTACCCGTATGAAGATACGGACGACGTCCGCGTCTACCACCTTGGCCTGCTGCGGCAGGCGATGATGGCAGGCGAGCGTCGCCTGGTGCTGCTGGACCGGCTATGGCCGTCTGAGTTGGTCTACGGCGCGGTACATCGCGGCGGCCCGCAGTATCCCGGCTACGAGGTGCCGCTCGACCGGCTGGTGCGGAAGGTCGCAGGGATCTACGTCTTCGCGCTGCATGGCCCGCGTGAGGGCTACCTGGCGTTCGCTGCCAGATGCAGGCACGAGGGCCGGCAGGAATTTTACTCGACACAGGCAGGCGCAGTCTACGACGGCTATACGGCTTTAGAGCAACAGCTACGAACAGCTAGGTTTGATGTATTTAGCTACCTGTTTGCCAGCCAACCAAAAGAATATACGGCGTACATGGCTAAAACCTTCCTAAAATGCCTTGCTGAAAATCGTGGGACGCAACTGCAGCCGGCGCTTACCTATCATTTTCAAAACCTCGCAGGACATGCAGGTACCGCACGCCTGCTGGTGGTCGGCGACAGGCCAAATGTGCCGAAGACCCAGAAGGAACGCTGGCCGTTCGTGGGGTTCGGCGGCTGCACCTCGTACATGACGCGGGCACTTGCCGAGGTGCAGATCGCTGACCACCTGGTGGCGTGGACGAACGCCCGCGAGCCCGGGTGGGAGCTTGTGGCAGATCACTTCACGGCATGCCGCCTGCCGATCATCTTCATGGGGCAACACGCCTGGGCGGCGGCTAATAAAAAGTACGGGTTTGCCGGCCTGCAACCCTTGGCAACGTTTACATGCCCCCGCAAGAAAGGTGTCCAGACAGACGGCGCGGGAGTCTACGAGACGGCAGGCGGCAAGGTCTTTCGGCTGGCACACCCGCAGTTTTACCGCCGCTTCTGGAAACATGAAAACCTTCTAACACAGCGACTAACAACCATAAAGGAGTTCACCACATGACGAAGGACGTGCCGGCAGCTGACATCTATGGCTACAACCCGATCACCCACCTGCAGCCGCGTGTGGGTTATCCTAATGATAATCTTACCTATAAGAGCCGCTGCCAGACCAGCACGACGGAGCGTTGGCGGGACTTGTTGCACGAGATCCTTGACGACGGTGAGAAGGTCGTCTCCCGCGGCTTCACCTGCCTTGAGTGCCTCGGGGTGAAGATCGTCGCAGACATGCAGGTGCCGGTCGTGCTGTCCCGAGAGCGGAAACTTGGCTATCACTTCATGTGCGCCGAGGCGGCATGGATCTTAAGTGGTGATAACAGGGTGGCGACGATTGCGCCGTTCTCAAAGCGGATCGCGTCATTTTCCGACGACGGGGCCACCTTCTTCGGCGCCTACGGGCCGCGTATCCTGCCACAACTTGCCTACGTGATAAAAACACTTGCCGAAGACCGGGGGTCACGGCAGGCCGTGCTGACCATCTGGCGTGAAAACCCGCCAAAATCTAAGGACATCCCGTGCTCGCTCAGCGTCCAGTGGCTTGTCCGTGACGATAAGCTGCACTGCATGCTCAGCATGCGCTCAAGCGACATCTGGCTCGGGGTGCCGTATGACCTCTTCAACTTCTCCATGCTCTCGCTCTACCTCCTGAAAAAACTTCCCCCTGGGTTATTGCTCGGGGACCTACACCTCTACGCAGGCAGCTCGCACCTCTACGAGGAAAACCTGGCGCAGGCAGAGAAGACGGCAAGGTCAAACGAGATTATCCTGGCGCCGTTTGACCTGGCAGTTGTACACGCCGTGCCGGCAGAAAAACTGGCCGGCACCCTGTGGAACCTGGCGCGCCAGAAGGAAAATGATAATGTTTGAACCACAGACAGAAGACAAATCCACCGAGGTGGAGGTACTTGAAAGGGGCGCACCGTTTTTGAAACTGCTGCTTGCCGCCCCACGGCCTATTGTTATCGCCTTCGACTATGAGACCACCGGCCTGCGACCCTTCCGGCAGGGCCAGATGATAATCTCATGCGGGGTCTGCGCCAGGATGGAAAAGCAACTGCGTACGGTCGCGTTCTCGATGGAAGACAGGGAGACCACCAGCCTCTGGAAACAGGTCCTACAGGATCCAACGATCCACAAGGTGGCGCACAACCTCAAGTTTGAACACATCTGGGGCATGGTATACCTTGGCGTGAGGACTGCCGGCTGGTTCTGGGACACGATGGTCGTCGCGCGCATCCTCGACAACGGGTGCACCTCGGTCAGCCTTGAGAAACAGGCGCAGCTGCACCTCGGCGTCGTGCCCTACAAGGATGCCACCGACAAGCTGCTGCGGGCAGCTGCCGAGGAGGTCGAAAAGCACGGCGCCAACGCACTGAACCAGTTGACATTTTCAACTCTCGACGGCAAGGTGCTGGCGCGCAACGGCCTCGACGCACTTTACACCTACCGCCTGTATCAGCTGCAGCATACGGACTTTCAATTTACAGAGGCAAACCAGCTCTTTAACCGCGGCCTACTGGCGCTTGCGGAGATTGAAAATGTCGGGGTGCGCGTCGACACCGGGTATTTTACGCAGGTGCTGGATACGCTTGCGCAGGAAAGCCTTGCGCTTGAGCGTCAGGTCTGGCGGATGCCCCTGATAAAGGAGTGGCGGCTGAAGTTTGGAAAGAAGACGAACATCGCCTCGGTGCGGCAGCAGGCCTATATCTTTTTCAACCTTCTTAAGTTCACGGCGCGAGAAAGAACCCCGACAGGCCTGCCTAAGGTCGACGACAAGACGCTGCTTGAGCTGGACCACCCGCTGGCACGCTGCATCCTCAAGATCAGGAAGCTGTCAAAGGTCCAGGGCACCTACATCGAGCCGTACCTGCGCGAGGCGGTCGGTGGCGTCATCCATCCGTGCTACAACCTGCACGCGGTTTCGTCATATCGCAGCAGCTGCAGCAACCCGAATTTTCAGAACGTGCCGGCGCATGATCCAATATACGGGCCAATGATCAGACGCGGCATCTTGCCATGCAAGCCTGAACACCAGCTTGGCGAGGTCGACTACAGTGGCATCGAGGTGCGTATTGCCGCGTGTATCTGTAAAGATCCCACACTGATCACATACATCAACGACCCGACGAAGGACATGCACCGCGATATGGCCTGTCGCTGCTTCTTTCTTAAGGCAACGCAGGTGATAAAGCCGATCCGCTTTATCAGCAAGAACAGCTTTGTCTTTCCGGAGTTCTACGGGGCCTATTGGAAGTCCATCGCGCCGGCCATGTGGGAGGCGGCAAAAAATCAGCCGCTCACAGATAAGATTACGCTGCAGCAGCACTTGCAGGCGCATGGGATAACTGAACTGGGCACCCTCGTGGAGGACAAGAAGGGCTATTTTCATCCTGCCACGGAAGACTGCTTTTATGCGCACATCCAGCGGATAGAGATTTGGTTTTGGACAAAGAAGTTTCCGGTCTATGCGGCGTGGCGTAAAAACTGGTATGACAGCTACCTGACACATGGGTTCTTTAGGACGCCAACCGGCTTTCGCTGCCGGGGTGAGATGCGCCGCACCGAGGTGATAAACCTGCCGATCCAGGGATCCGCGTTCCACTGTCTTTTATGGAGCCTTTGTCAGATCCAGCAGTGGCTGACTGCAAATGAGATGGAGACAGTGATTATTGGTACCATCCACGATTCGATCATTTTTTCGTTTCATCCTGACGAGGTCCAGGTGGTCCTCAAGAAGGTGCAGAAAGTCATGTGCGAAGATGTACGGAATCACTGGCCGTGGCTGATTGTGCCTCTCGGGGTTGAAGCAGAGGTAGCGCCGCCGGGTAAAAGCTGGGCGGATATGGAACCTGTGAAGATATAGTTGTGCAGTGAACGGCAGCCAAAATGTATATTAAATATAAGGAGGAAAACATGAACAACAAATGGAAAGATGCAATGTTAAAGGTTAAAAGAATATGAAAGCTCCTCTTTCTTTTGAACATAAAGAAAAAATCAGCATGTCTCTAAAAGGGCGTTCTCCGTCTCTGGAACACAGACGAAAGATTAGTGAGGTGCTAAAAGGAAGGCCTTCGCCAAATAAAGGGAAACCGCGATCCCTGGAAGTACGACAAAAAGTTAGTCAAACTCTAATGGGACATCCCGTTTCTCCTGAAGCGCGGGCAAAAATGAGCGCCTCCCATAAAGGAAAACCAGGACACAAAGGATTTCATTTTAAGCATACAGAGGAAGCCAAAAAGAAAATCTCTCTTGCTGGAATTGGGCATCTCACTTCAGAAGAAACAAGACAAAAAATAAGTGCTGCTCAAAAAGGTAGGATACTCTCGTTTGACCAAAGAAAAAGATTAAGTCTTGCCCATATAGGAAAACAAAAAGGGAAAAACAATCCGGCTTGGCAAGGAGGGATTGCCAGTCTTCCTTACGCCTATGGATGGGGGCCAGAATTGAAACGAGAAGTTATGGAACGAGATGGAAGACGCTGTCGAAATCCAGGATGTCGAAAAACAGCGCGGCGATTGGCGGTTCATCATATTGATTACAACAAAATGAATTGCGATCCTTCTAATCTAATTACACTCTGTACAAGTTGTAATGCACGAGCAAACACTGATCGAAAATTATATGTAGAGTTCTATAAAATACTAAGGGAGGCGATATGTCGACGCAACCGTTGGAATACAATCAAGACATAGCAATAAATGTGGATGCACTTGATATCGAATGGGCTCGTCAAGCCGCGACATTCGGCGAGTACTGCATGGAGCAGGCCGGTACCCGCGCCAAACTGGACGCCATCAAAGAGCGCCTGGACGTGAAGGTGGCCGGGCTGGGGCTGAAGATCCGCTCCAACCCCGCCCAGTACGGCCTGGACAAGGTGACCGAGGCCAGCGTGCAGGCGGTGATCCTGCTGGATGCTGAGTGCGCCAAGCTGCGGGAGGAGATCGCGACAGCCCAGTATGAGCTTGAGGTGATGTCTGCCGCCGTTCGCGCGCTGGACCAGAAGAAGTCGGCCCTTGAAAATCTTGTTCGGTTGCAGGGTCAGAATTACTTCGCCGGTCCAAGCGTCCCCCGTGAAATCGGGACTGAATGGGTGAAGGATATGGAACGTCGGTCCGCCCGGGACAAGGTGAAGGCAGTGACAGGAGTAGAACCGCAACGTAAGATCAAGCGGTAGGAGGATTATCATGCGATGCCCAGATTGTAATAAGTTTGTTAGTTACGACGAACCTCAGTGTGAGGTTGTCAGCGTAGAACTCGACGGGGATTCCGTTCGGGCAAGTGTCACGGTGCAACTGAATTGTCAGGAATGCAGCCAGATCCTCAAGGATGCCGAGATTGAAGCGGAGACCACGATTGAACACATTTGCAAGCCGGAAGCGGAACGGGAGAAAGACCAGAAACCCGACCCTGACTATAAGGACGGTGACGACCAGTTCGAGGTTGAAAGTGATGGCGACGCCGAAGGATCCAGCCGTCTTGAGGATAAAGACCGCAACGGGAAGCAGATTAAATATTCCCGGTACATGAAAACATTCTACGGTTTTACACTATACACTGAAATCAGGTGCCGTAAGTGTGGTGAGGTTTTTACTGTTTCACTTGAAGGAGAGGAACAAGCCAGTGGGTTTAACGAATGTTGTTAATTTATAGCAGAACAGATCGGCCTGAGACGCGACGGGCGGGACGTGCTCCGAGTCCAGCGAGTAACATCGGGGTGGGTGCCTACAATCCAGTGGGTAAATGTGGGCAACGGAACCAACGGGAGTTTTATCCGTAACCGCAGCCCTTGAAGCCGGACGAATGATATCTAACGCGTCATCTGTTCTGTGATTTTGAAAGGAGGGATAAAATGATAATGGACGCCTCGCCACTCCAACTCACTGTCGGCATGATAGGATTGATGCTGGTTGCATTGATCTTTTTGTATATTGCGTCAAGGTTGATGGCATGGGGGGCTGCCCGTTCGTGGTTCGATTTTTGGAAGGACAAACAAAACAAAGGAGGTAAGCAGTGATCAAGAAAACTGAAAGTATGATAGACAAGATCCGGCACCGAGCTGAGTCCCGCCGGAACCTGGGTGGCCTGGATACCCTGGAACTGCCGGAAGGCGTCGAGCTCTACAAGCCTGAAAAAGGTCCGGTCGAGTTCGACATCCTGCCGTACGTCGTCAGCGTGGACACCCACCCCGAGGTGAAAAAAGGAGAGCAATGGTACGAGCGGACCTACCTGGCCCATCGCAACATCGGTCCAGAAGAGAAGTTCCTGATCTGCCCACGCACGATCGGCAAGCGGTGCCCGATCTGCGAGGAACACCAGAAGCTCAAGAAGGACCCGAATGCCGAGGAGGAGGTCGTGGACGCCCTGCGTGCCAAGGAGCGGGAGCTGTTCAACGTCGTGATGAAGGACGGGGACGGCTCCGTCATGATCCTCGACATCAGCACGTTCCTGTTCGGGCGTAAGCTCGAGGAGGAGATCCGTGAAGGAGACGAGGCCAACGCGGCCTTCGCCGAACTGTCGGGAGGCAAGACGCTGAAGGTGCGGTGGGAGTCGAAGAACATGGGGACCAACAAGTTCGTCGAGGCCGGACGGATCGACTTCATGGACCGGGAGGACATCGACCCTGCGGCGCTGGAGGCCGTGGTGGATCTGGACAAAGCGATGAAAATCCTGTCCTACGAGGAGATCGAAAAAATCTTCCAAGCTGGTGGCGATGAGGTTCCGGAAAACACTGGAGTTGACAAGGACGACAAATCTGTCGAGGAAGCACCAACCACTCCTCGAGTGGTCAGAAACGTTAAACTGAAAGCAGTAGTAGAAGAAGTGGAAGAGGAAGACCAAATCCCCGGTCTGGAGATGCCGCCCAAGGCAAAGGTCAAACCTGCAACAGTCAGTGAAGCTCCTGATTGCACTGCATGCGAGGGCACTGGCAAGACCACCAAGGGCAAAACCTGTCCGATCTGTGGCGGGTCAGGCAAGGACGAGGACATCCCGGCTGAAACGACAACCGTTGATCCTGATGAACCCGTCGAGGAAGAAGAGGAAGAGAAGCCGGTTGCCCGTCGGGTGATCGGCAAACCCGCAGTAAAGGAAGAAGCCCCGGCTGGCCGTAGGGTCATCCGGCGTGGATAACAACTGCCAGTAGGAGAGGTCTCCTGTTGGTTAGGGGAACTCAGTTTTGTTTGCCGGTTCTGAGTGGAGCCAAAAACCGGCTGGAGTTTTATGAGCAAAATAAAATACACTAAAGTGTCGGAAGAGAAGTTCAAACAGATGCAGAAATGTGACTGTCTTGACAAGGACGCTTGGAAGTGTTTACGAAAACAATATCCTAACAGGGACTTTGGAGTCGGTAATATCTGCCCTTGTTATTGCCATGTAGGGAGAAAATGAAACGTACTATCCACCGAGCATCACTTGTCGAACAGGTCGTTTCCCACGCCGAGAATGACAATCCTGAACCCGAAGTCTCCCGCCTGTTCGTCCCTACTGGGTCGGCCCTGCTGAACCTGGCCTTGTCCGACCGGCACGACGGAGGCTACCTGACCGGCAAGATTGTCAACGTGATCGGCGACTCCTCCAGCGGCAAGACGTTCCTGTGCCTAACCACCCTGGCCGAGACCGCCCACAACCCGGCGTTCGACGACTACCTGCTAATCTATGACGATGCCGAGGCTGCCAGCGAGTTCAATATCGAGAAGCTGTTTGGGAACAAGACCGCTGAGCGTATCCTGCCGCCGTCCCTCGACCCAGAGGAGCCGGGCCACTCCCATACCATGATGGACTTTCAGTCGAACATTCGCCGGTTACTGAAGGGAAACAAGCCATTCATTTACATCCAGGACAGCTTCGACGCGCTGACCACCGACGAGGAACTGAAACACGCCGCCGACCTTCAGAAAGCCCACGACTCCGGCAAGGAGGCCAAGGGGACGTACGGGATGGAGAAGGCCAAGCAGGCCAGCGTGCTGTTGCGCCTGATCGCCGCCGACATCAAGCGGACGAAGAGCCTGGTGATTATTATCTCACAAGTCAGAACGAATATAGACCCGATGAGCTTCCAGAGGAAAACGCGAGCTGGGGGTAAGGCACTCACGTTTTATTGTGCTTACGAGGAATGGCTTGCTGTAGCGCAGAAGTTGTCTATCAAGATCAACGATAAGAACCGAAACACCGGAGTGGTCAGCCACATCAAGATCACCAAGAATAAAGCGAACGGGAAACTGCGGGAACTCTCATTGAAGATTTTATACTCATACGGTGTGGACGACATAAATTCTTGCGTGGATTTTCTGATAGAGGAAGGAACTTGGACGAAGAACGGGACTGGTCATATCACCTCTGAGGGACTCGGGTACCAACCTATGCGGCAGGACAAGTTGGTTTCCTTTATCGAACAGGAAGACAAGGTCGCAAAACTTCATGCGATCTGTCAGGCTACGTGGTTGGACATTGAACAGCAATTGATATCGAAACGTCCTCCGAAATATAGTTGAAAATAAAGCTTTCCTTTTACGAAGGGATAGGTTATAATATGGGCAGAAATAAAGAAGGAGTCATGATCCGTCTTGAAAAGGTGGCCACTATCACCACCCTGTTCTGCCTTTCCTTGATGATAGCAACGACTGAGATAGGAGTTGTCATGAAGAGAATAATCCTCCGACCTGCTGAAGCCCCTCTATGTGCCTGTGGCTGTGGTCTGCCTGTCTTGTGTAGTAAAGGTAGACCGTATCATTGGAATAAATATCTGTACAAACACATTTCCAAAACGGCAGAACACAAAGCACTAATGAGTACTGCATCAATAAAATGCTGGACAAATAGAAAACACAAAGCATCCTCTCGAAAGTTAATGTCTATCGCCCATACAGATGTTCCTTTGTCCTTTGCTCATCGCCAGAGCATGAGGAAAGCACAGAAAGGAAGAATAGTTACCTGGGGTGCGGCTATCAGTGCAGGTAAAAAAGGAAAACCTATTTGGTCCCTGGCGGAAAGGAAACGAATCGGGGAACAAAACAGGAATCGCGCGGTAACCGACGTAAAGTCCAGTGTCATTTAATATGACGAGCAATCTCGGCCACCCCGCTCCATTTAATAAAGGAGAATGGAAATGAAATTTGAAGATTTAATCGGAAAAACAATTATAGCCGCTCAACAGATGAAATTGAAAGAGCATGACGATACAGGTTTTCTTCGTTTACAATTCTCTGACAATACTCATTGCATTATCGAAGGAGGCTATAGGGGATACACCGTGGATAGTGAAGATGACTATCAGACTCATATTTGGATAAGTTCAGATGAAAGAGAATTGGACCTCGAACTTTATCAAGGAAAAGGAGAATGACAATGCCAATTTGGTGCCCACGCTGCAAATACAAGTCCGTCCTGAAACGTTTCTACGACGACCGGTGTCCCCAGTGCCGGACGGTGGTGGAGATCGGGGATGTGCTGACCAAGGACCCGTACCAGCCCGAGGTGGGAGCCAAGATGGGAATCAAACACCACAAGGCCAAGAAGTTTGAGTTTGATCAGCGCGAAGGTTCAAGTACGGAAGTCTCCGAGGGTAGTGGGGCGCTCAAGTCCCGCCCGGTCGATCCTACGTTTGGGATCTCAGGGAGAGTATGACGACTGACAAGTCAAGCAAATCCGCGCTGGATGCAATCGCCGCGCTGCACGAGCAGTTTGAGGGGTGGACGATCGACTCCATAGAACCGTCTGATAAAGGGGATGTTGGCATTAAGTTCAATCTGTCATTTGGCTTGAACAATCACGCCTCAGTAGAAGTTGGGTACAGCAGTTATGAAGGATCATTTTTCATAGACGGTAAGGAGATTCAAGGATTGCAATGATTAATTTGTTGATAGACTCTCATTCCGTTGGCTACCGTGCCCACCACAGCACCGGGTCGCTAGACGCCGGGATTGCGTTTGGCTTCCTAACCACCATACTGCAACTGGCAGAGAGATATCGTACAAACCAACTCGTCTTCTGTTGGGATGGTCCCGGCAGTCTGCGTAAGAAGCTGTTCCCAGCATACAAGGAATCACACGAGGTGAAGACCCAGGAAGAGGTGGCCGAGCGGATGATGATCCGCACCCAGTTCAATACCTTACACGAGCACATCCTGCCAAAGATCGGGTTCAGCAACCACCTGCAATGTAGCGGATACGAAGCCGACGACCTGATTGCCAAAGTGGTGATTGACAACCCCGCCAAGTTCTTCGTAGTGGTGTCGAGCGACCATGACCTGTTCCAACTTCTACGATTTAGTAACTGTAAAGAACAGTTCCAACTTTCTATAGGGCACTCGATAAATGCTTCTCAATTTTATGTGAAGTATCGTATCCCCGCAAGGGACTGGACTACAGTAAAAGCCATAGCTGGTTGTCTTGGCGATGGAGTCCCTGGAATTCCTGGAGTAGGGGAGAAAACTGCCATTAAGTACCTTCTTGGTGAGTTACCAGAAAACAAGAAATTTAAGACCATCATGAATGGTACTACAATCATTAGTCGGAATTATAAATTGGTGCACTTGCCATACCCAGGTATAAAATCTCTAACTATTAAAAAAGATTTATTTAATGAGACGATTGTTCAACAGGTTTTCTCAGATTTGGGATTTGTATCCTTTTTAAGTGGGCAAATGAGAAGTCGTTGGTGTAGTTTTTGCACTGGTAGTTTTGATAAAAATAAACCTTTACTTATTCAAAGGAATAGGATACAATATGGGCAGGAATAGAGAAAGGGTAGCTCCCAGACTCGAAGAGACCAGTCCCTTAGCTGGTCCTGTCCTGCTTCTAAACACTAAGGTGACAGTAAGGAGTCACGATGAAAACCAAGATTTATTTCCTCCGGGGCGAGAACTGTTTCGTTGTCTATGTCGGGAAGACATGTAATTCATTAAGAACCAGATTAGCAGATCATTTACGAGGAGCTCAGAAGGGACATCATTGCAAAAAATGTTGTGGCATCCGCAAGATGCTCCGTGAGGGAAAAGTCCCGACAATCACCTTGCAGACGGAGGTGGATGGAGATGGAGCAAATGCCGAAAGGGCATATATTAAATGGCTTCGGAGTTATGGAATAAATCTATGGAACCTGACAGATGGCGGAGAAGGTACGGCAGGATTAGTTAGATCCCGTATAAATAAAGAGAGAATAAGCAAAAGTCTTATGGGACACGAAACGTCACTTGAACGCCGTATAAAAATAGGTCTTGGAAATAAAAATAAAATAAGAACCCCTGAAATGAGAGAAAGATCACGCGTTACTCACAAAGGAGTTCCGTGGTCAAAAATACGGCGGGATGCTCAAGCAGGTGTAGTGTGGTCAAAAGCACGAAGAGATAAACACAACCGTAAATATAATAAAAATATAGGATAGAACTCAAAAAGGATTCGTTCGATGAGGAAAATGTTCAGCAGATATTTTCAGACCTCGGCTTCGGTTCCTTCGGAGCTGGCGAGCAGAAGCGACGTTGGGACAAGTTCTGCCGAGGAGAGTTCCTGCGGGGATGAGTTCGACAGCGACAACTGCCCGCGCCACCCGCGCAACGGTGGGGAATGTCGGTACCACTGGATTTGTGACAAGTTGAAGGAATGGGAGAACAAAAACAAGATGTCGGAAATGGAAATGAACGATCACGTCCAGCACGGAGAAAGGATTCTCAATGGAAAGAGTAATACAACGACCAAGCCCGGCAAGTACGGGAATATCTGTTTATAAAAAAGGGATGATTTATGTGGCGTGTGACAATGGGGTCTCCGGATCGTTTGCATGGGTAAACGAGAACTGTTCTGAATCAGGGGTTATGACTACTCCCACATTTGTCGAACAGGATTTTCAAAAAGACAAGAAGAATGTCACCCGCGTAAATGTGCGAGAACTGATTGCGTGGTTCCATTCTATTCCCGATACCACCACCAGGATAATTTTGGAACGTCCCTTCGTAAACCCCATGATGTTCAACGCTACCCTGAGTGCCATTCGGGCGTGGGAGGCGACGCTGATTGCTTTGCAGGGGTTCAATTTTCCCCGGCAGGTGATTGACAGCAAGCGGTGGCAGAAGGAGATGCTCCCGGCGAGGTGCAATGGTAAAGAATTAAAGGTAGCCAGCGTTCAAGTCGGGTGCAGGTTGTTTCCCAACCATGTTGACTGGATACGGGACCAGGGCGACGCCGATTCACTTCTCATCGCAGAATACTCCCGTAGGAACAAGCTTTAATAAAACCCAGCGAAACAGTATAATATAACATGAAGATTAAAATATCCTGGTTCCAGGCAGTGATACTTGTATGTGCCTTAATGATAATTCAGGCTGCACCACCGTGGCCCGAAATTTGGGAGTGGAAGGTATTTTTTGATCGAACGATATCGTTGGGAGTGGCGTCAACTCTTGTATGGTGGGCGTTATCATGATTAAGCAAATCCGTATCCAGAACTTCCAGTCGCATCGTGATGGTGTACTTGCGCTGAGTCCCGGTGTAAATGTTTTTATAGGCCAATCGGATTCAGGTAAGTCTTCCATCATTCGCGCCTTGAAGTGGCTGGTAACCAACCGCCCGCTCGGGGACGGGTTCGTGTCGTGGGGGAGCAAGAAGGAAACCGCCGTGGAAGTTCTACTGGATGACGGCGTCAGCATCATGCATGAGCCGGGTTCCTACTCCTTGACAAAAGGAAAGGACAGGCAGGACTGGTCCGCCATCGGCATGGGCGTTCCCGAGACCATCACGCAGGCGTTGAACATCAGTGAGTTGTCCTGGGCCAGTCAGATGGACGCTCCGTTCCTCCTGTCTGCCAGTCCCGGCGAGGTGGCCCGGACGCTGAATGAGGTGGCCGACCTGGACAAGATTGACTCCACATTGGTGAACATCAACCGGATGGCACGGGACAACCGCTCACAGCTAACCGAGACCGCCAGCCGGAAGCAGCAACTGGAGATCGAGCTGTCCCAGTACCGGGGACTGGACAGACAGTTGAAAATGATAGCGTCCCTGAAGGAGATGGAGCGGAAGGCGGACGCACTCGATGAGATGATTGAAAATTGGGAACATATCCAGATTGAATTGTCATACGCTCAAACCAAACTCGTAAAAGTAAAACCCATCGCCGTCCTCGGAGACGGGCTTACGGTGCTAATGAGCATGGAGAAAAAGGTGGAGGGGCTGGAGACACTAACCGAAACGGGAGAACGGCTACTTTACACTGTGGGCGAACTGAACGGACGATTATCAAAGGTCAAGGACACCACCGACGCCGAGGCGGAGTTGGACCTGCTCCTGGACATGACTGGGAAGCTAAAGGACTATGACTCTCAGATAGATAAAATGGAAAACCGACTGGCTGATCTTGCTGACACGAAGATGGCATTGCAAACGATAACAGGAAACCTGAAACGCTTGGAGACAAAATGGCACGAACAATTTCCAGACCGATGTCCCTTGTGCGGGAAGTAAAAAAGAAGTTCAGGTTGATCTTGTCCGCTGACTGGCACCTTAGGGATGATATCCCTCAATGTCGTGAGCGGGACGAGTATCTAGTGGCACAGGAACGGAAGCTGAAGTTTGTCCACGACCTGTGTGAGGAGAACGGCGCGACCCTCCTCATAGCTGGGGATATTTTTGACAACTGGAAACCCTCGCCGTGGCTGATCACCCTCGCCCTCCGGTACATCCCGGTTGGCACGGTGGTGGTCGCCGGACAACATGATCTGCCCCAGCACAACCTTGCCGAGATCGGTAAGACCGGCCTACAAACGCTCGCGGAGGCGGGGGTAGCCGTTATACTGTCCGGGGGCTTACGACGCGTCCTGGGCGATCCTACAGCGTCCTACGGAGCTGTTTACGGGTGGGCGTATGGGGAGGAGGCCCAAAACCCGCCGAAAGGGGACGAAGGGGTGAAAATCCTGATGTGGCATCGGTTAACTTGTGTTGCCGGAAAACAACCGTGGCCGGGAGCGGAAGCGTTACAAGTAAACAACAAAAATATGATGGGATTTGATTTGGTAGTAACGGGAGATAACCATGCAAGTTTTGTTTGCGGAAATTGGGTAAATTCAGGGTCAATGATGAGAATGGCAAGTGATCAAAAAGATTTTTGCCCTGCTGTTTATGGTTGGAAGGAAGATGGTTCTATAACTCGCATTCCTCTTCCTATAAAAGAAGAAGTAGTAAAAACGACGTCAAACAAAACAAAAGACAGGGAGTCACGGGATCAGCGCATGGAGGCTTACGTGAAAAAAGCTTCTGCACAATTTGAAACACGTCTTTCCTTTACAAAAAACTTAGAGCAACATTTTCGCAGCAATAAAGAGCGTCCAGGAGTCGAGCAGATCGTGTGGAAAGCTTGCGAAAATAGTCAAAAATAAAGGTTTACTTTTACGAAAGGATAACATATAATGTATAGCAGGAATAGAGAAGGCGTTATAAACCTCCTCGAAAAGACCAGTCCCTTAGCTGGTCCTGTCCTGCTTCTCAACTCTAAGGTGACAGTAAGGAGTCACAATGCGAACCAAGATTTACTTCCTTCGAGGCGAGAACCACTTTGTCGTCTATGTAGGTAAGACCAGTGGGACATTAGAGAACCGATTATACGGCCATTTTCGTGAAGCCAAAAAAGGGCACAGGTGCAAAAAATGCAACGGCATCCGCAAAATGTTACGGGAGGGAAAAGTCCCAACAATCACTTTACAGACAGATGTGGAAGGGGATGGGGCAAATGCGGAACGGGCATATATCAAGTGGCTTCGGAGTTATGGGATTGATCTGTGGAACCTGACCGATGGAGGAGAAGGTACTTTAGGTTACCGGCATACTTTAGAAGCACGTCAAAAATGCAGACTTGCTCATTTAGGAAAACACCCTTCAAAAGAAACAAGAATACAAATGGGTATTAGTCACATGGGAAAAGTCCCTTGGCATAAAGGAAAGCATGGAGTTTATTCAGATGAAGTAAATAGAAAAAGAGGTGAAAAGGGTATGGGACGAATCCCTTGGAATAAAGGAAAGAAATGTCCCGAATTGGCTGTCAACAAGGGTAAGAAGTTTCCTCCTCGATCTGAAGCGTTCAAAAGAAAAAGAAGTGAAAGCCAAATAGGAGTCCCTCATCCTCATAAAGGTGGAGTCCGACACACGAAGGGACGTCCGTGGTCGGAAATCAGGAGAAATGCTGAAGCTACTAAATGCCCATACGGCACAAGGAAACAAAAATGAAAAACAACGACCAGACCGTGAATGAACTCCTCGCACTCCAGAAACGAATAGAGGACGCGAAGAGCGAAAAGTCCCGCATTGAGGGTGAACTGACCTCCCT